GGCCGCCGTTGGCCAGCCGCGTCTGAATCTGGGCCAGCTGTGCGGCGGCCTCCTGGATGGCCCGGACGGTGTTGTCCCGCTCGGACCGGACCTCCTGCTCGAAGGCGCGGCGGACCTCCGCCGGTGGAAGTGCCATCACCGCCCACCGCCCGCCGGCTCGGCGGTGGGCTCGACATCGGGAATGGGCAACTCATGTTGTGCCCACGCCAGGAAATGCCCGTAGCCCGCCTGAGTCATCCAGTCCGCCACACGCTCCGCACCACTGCATGTGTCGTTACGAGCGCCGAAGTCGTCCGCCGCGCGGCGCCTCTCTTCGGTGGCGAAGTCGCGGAAGTCGCGTGGGGTCATTGCTCGTAACGCGACCCGCTCGTCCTTACGGCGCGGACGCTGGCCGGACTCGACGGTGCGCGTGATGACGGCGACGGGGTCGTCAGCGACACCCCACCAGCCGAGCACCAGTTGCCCGGTGCGGTGGATCTTCCGCAGTAGCCGGTTGGCCCGGCTGGTAGCCTTCAGGACGGCGCCAGCGCGGCTCATCGCAGCGATCCACCCCTCGCTACTGGACGATTGTCCACTAACGTCGGGCATATCGGGCACGCTGTCCCGATTCCAGCGGCCGTTGCCGCGTCGACCGTCGCCCGCCAGCGTCAGCGCCGTGGCTGCCGCTCGCCGCGGGAGGGTCAGGTGGCGTCGCTGGTTGTTGGCAGACAGCACGTAGCCGACCGGATCGTCGCCTTCGTAGGTCTCGAACGTCGGCTCCACACCGGCGATCCGGCATGCGGCCAGCCGGTTACGACCATCGAGCACGCGACCGTCGGTGTCCAGCACGATCGGGTGGCGCAACCCGTTGGACCTGATGTCCTCGGCAAGGCGGCGGAGGTCCGGCTCGTCGAGCATCGGCCAGACCGCGGCGGCGGGGTGCGTAGTGGTCATGACGCCGGCTCGGTCCGGGTGTGGCCGGGTACTAGGGGGCCTGTTCCCTGCCCACCGTCGCGGGCAGGTACTGAGGCCCCGGTTCCCCGGCCCCCGGCGCCCGCCGTCGCGGGCGAGTCTGTGACCGGCGCGCTGTCGAACCAGCTCCGGAGCGCTTCGTGTGACACCTCGACGCCGGTCGCCTGGGTCAGCTCGACGGCGAGGGTCCGCCAGCCCATGCCGGCCGAGCGAGCTGAGGACACGTAAGCGGCGAGGGTGGTCCCGCCGAGGTGGCGTTCAAGCTGCCGGTAAAGCCGGGTAGTTCCTTCTCCCATAGCCAGAAGCTTGACACGGTGAAGCTAGCTTGTCCAGCGCTCGCTATCAGCCGAACGGCCACCAGTTTGACACCAAGAAGGCGTAGGGGCTTGTCATGACTCCCGGCACCGTGTCAAACTCCTGACGTGGACACGACAGAAGTGGCGCAACGCCAGCCCGAGCGGGTGATCCCTCGGGACACCTTTCGAGCCCGGCTGATGCTGACCCGGCTACACGCCGGCGACCTGACCATCCGGGAGGCGGCAGCCAAGTGCGGCCTCAACTACGGGTCATGGGCGAACTGGGAGAAGGGGATCAAGCCGCGCGACAAGCTGGAGACCGCCGAAGCCATCAGTGACGGACTCGGCGTGGACCGCGACTGGCTGCTGTTCGGTGGCCCACTCGCACCCGAGGACCGCCGCCACGGCCGAGTGGTCAGCCGACCCGGCCGCAGGTTAACGGGAAGCTATCCCATCGCCACCACACCGACCACCCCCACCCAGCCGGACAGCCACCACATTCGCCCATCCGTCCGACCCGCCGGCTCCCCCAGAAGCATGAGCCGCGTACCCGCACCGACCACCGCCAGCATCGGCCGCCCGGCCCGACTCTCCCACCCGCCAGCCCCGGCACCACACAGCGCCACCAGCCGATAACCCCAGATGACCCCCGACCTTGACATCCTCGAGGACTACCTCGCCCACCTCACCAAGATCGGCCGCAGCCCGAAGACGATCCGCACCTACGGCACCGCGTTGAGGGCCGCGCATCGGGAGCTGCCCTGCGGGGTGCCGACCGCCACCACCGCCGAGCTCGCCCAGTGGCTCGGCCGCTACGACAGCGCCGCCACCCGCCGCACCTACCACGCGGCCATCCGCGGGCTCACCTCGTGGGCGGCCGCCGTGGGGCACATCAGCCGGGATGAGGGGGCGTTGGTGCCCCGCCCCCGGGTCCGCCCCGGCCTGCCCAACCCGTGCTCCGATGAGCAGCTCGCGATCATCCTCGCCCACGCGCCCGAGCCGTACCGCACGTGGTCCATCGTCGCCGCCTACGCGGGCGCCCGGTGTATCGAGGTCGCCCGGCTGCACCGTGAGCACCTGTCACCCGAACGGGTGACGCTACACGGCAAGGGCGACAAGCCCCGGCGGGTGCCCACCCACCCGCTGGTGTGGGCCGCGGTCGAGGGCCTGCCGGCCGGTCCGGTGGCGCCGGGGCGGGACCCGTGGCGCGACCGGGTGAGCGCGGAGCTGCGCCGCTGCTACCTCGGGCTGGGGGTGGACGTGACCGCCCACCAGCTCCGGCACTGGTACGGCACCGCGCTGGTGGCCTCCGGCGCCGGGTTGGAGGAGGTGCGGGAGCTGATGGGCCACGCCAGCATCTCGACCACGCTCGGGTACGTCCGGGTCGCCTCACCCCGGCTGGCGGCCGCCGTCGGACGGCTGCCGGTCATCGCAGCCGCCGGGGCCGGCCCCGCCGGTCCCGGCCCGGCGGGTCGGTGACCACCGCCACCGCCAGCGCCACCGCGGCCAGATGACGCGGCCGGGCCACCACCACCAGCTCCGCCGCCCCGGCGAGTATCAGCCGCCGGGCGGTCACCGCGTCCGCAGTGACCGCGGCCACCAGCCAGCCACGTGCCCGGCACAGCGCCGCGCACTCATGCTGCCAGCGGAGCATCTCGGCACCGTGAGGGATGTAGAGCACAGCACGTAGGGATGGCATGGGGGCGGGTCTCCTCACTCCCGCCAAGGACGAGGGGTGACCTGTCCAACGATCCGAGAGCGGCTCGGGTTGCTGTGAGCCGGCTCACGACGGCTAGCCGCCGTCACGGTGACGGGATGATTCCGCCTATCCCTCACTCCCGGCTGGGGTCGCCTGTCCGGCCGGTGGTGGCGGGCGTCGCGCCGGGGGTGTGGGGTCGGGCGCCGGCCCCTCGCGGGCCGGCGCCTCCTCCCTAGTCGCTGTGCCCTATGTAGTGAGCGATGTCACCGACGAGGTTCGCTAGGACCGCGAAGCACAGTAGCCAGAACATGAACTTGTAGTACGTCGTCATGGCTTCCACTCCTCCTGGTAGTCCGGGTGGTAGCCGGCGTAGTGCAGGGCGAGCAGGCGCAGGGTTGGGCAGGGGACCGTCTCGTACTCGCTGCCGTACAGATCGCTCTGGCTGACCAAACAGCTGAGGCACTTGCCGTCCTCGTATTTGCTGCCGGTCCACACTCTCCCTGGCGAGTGCAGCGCCACTATCCGCCGCTTGGCCGCCACCTCGGCCAGCACCCGCGCCGGGTCATGCCGGGTGATGTGAGTGGCAACTTCCCCGCGGGCGCCCTCGTTGACGGCGAGACGCACGAACTCCTCTGTAGCACTGTCCTCGACGCCGTAGGACGTGGGCGCGTCCAGCGCACCCCGTGCCACCGCCTCGTCCTCGGCCAGCCGGGCGAGCAGAAACTCCACCAGCGTCACCGCCCGGCCTCCTTCCCCCAGTTGGCGCCCTCGTCCTGGCACACCCCCGGCTCCGGATGCGCATCGTCGTAGATGAATGCGACGCTGAGCCCCATCACGAACACCGCGAACACCAGCACGATCCCGGCCGCGAACTGGTAGACACGCCAAAAACCGGTCCGGCCGGCGCCCAGCCGGGCGCCAAGCCCCAGGCCCGTTAGCAGCAGCAAAGCGATGATCAGCCAGTCCATCAGCTACCCGCCTCCCCAGAACGCCAAAACCGCTACGACGATCAACGTGTTGACTACCACGACGATCAGGGCACTACCGGGCTGCATCGGCTCTCGCGGCTTGCCGACGCTGAGGACGGCCCCTGCCGCATTGACCGCCAGCAAGGCGACCAGTAGCCACTTCACGAGTTCAGCCATCGTCAGCCCCCCTCCTGTCCGGTGCCGACCCGGAGCACGGTTCCCCGGCCCGTGTCCAGCTCGTGCTGCACACGCTCGTTGTTGACGCCCACGCCTAGGTTGCTGGTGCTGCGCCATGGCGCGTCCGACCCGGGATAGACCTTGATCCAGGCTTTCCTGTCGGTGGCCACGACGCTGCCCTCGGGCAGCTCGGCGGCGGTTGCTGTGTCCACGGTCACGGCTGGTCCTCCCCCTTCAGGTCGGTACGTGCACCTGGGCCGGGCCGGTTTCGCAACCAGCGATCGAGGGTGCTCTTTCGCCACACGGGTACAGCGTGGCCCCCCTTGATCTCACGCCGGTCAGGTTGAGGGGCATGACCGCGGGCGACGTATGGCCGCCACGTGTTGATCGAGACACCGACGTACGCAGCGGCCGCCGCGTTGCCGATTAGCTCTGTCATGCCTTAACCTTACACCGCATGGTGACCTGACACCGCATGGTGTGAAGTAGCTCACATTGCCCCCGATTCCCTTGCAACCTCGCACCGCTCGGTGTACAGTTATCTCATAAGCAAGGAAACACCAAAACTCCAAAGAGGGACCTAGGGGAAAACGAGATCAGCTCCCCACCGCGGAGCAAGCCGCCAGGGTCAACAGAACGGAACAGAAGACAGAGCGAAGCACCTGGTGCTTCGAGGGGGCCGAATCGCTTCCCCGCACTCCTACCGCGACACCCGACACGTCGGGCGGCCGCAGGAGGCATATCCGATCGGCCCCCCCGTGGCACCAGGACCACCTGCGGTTACGTGGTCGGCCGGGAGGCCAGGCTACGAGAGAGGCACCCGGGAGGGTGCCGAGCACACCGGATCACCGGTCACCCGCTGACGGGCGGGGCGCGCCGAGTCCCCCAGGCCTGACGGGGCCAACCGGGGGGCGGGAGCCGACACCGGCCGGCCACGTAACCGCAGGACCCACCACCTAGCCTGACAGACCTACCACCGAAGGAGACCGCCATGAGCACAACTACCGACACCACCACCGCGCTGGCCCTGGCCGACGCTTTCGACCGGCACTACACCACCGGCACCCGCCCCGCCCTGCCGGCCGCCATGGCCGAGCTGGGGATCACCGACACCGCCGTGGCGTCTGAGCTGCTCACCTGTGGCTCCTCGCTCCAGTACGCCCGGGACCACGGCCTGGACGAGCTGGCGCAGCTGGCGCTGGCGATCAGCCTGGACGCGGTACGGGCCGACCGACCGGGCGCCTACGCCCAGCTCACCCAGGAGCACGTGGCCGAGTGGGCGCCGGAGGTGGCCGCTGGCGGGGAGACGACGGTAGCCGCGCTAACGGAGATGCTGCGCTACGTCACCGGCGACCGTACCGCCTGACGCTGCCCGGTCCTCACCCGCTACGGCGGGCGGGGGCCGAGTGGCGGAACAGACCCGCCACCCGACCAGCCCGGGCTGCAACCCGGGCAGAAACGAGTAGATCACATGGACATCAACGCACCCACCCAGCCACAGCCGGTAGCACCGGTGAGGCACCGGCCGCCGGCGTGGCTGGTGGTCACCTTCACCGGCCTGGCCTCCCTGCTCATCGGCATCGGCATCGGCGGCAGCGGTGAGGGCGCCGAGGCCACCACCGACACCAGCCCACCTGCGACCGTGGTCACCGTCGCCGACGTCCCGGACGTCTGCCTCGAGGCCCTGGACAACGCCGAGGACCTGATGGGGTTCAGCGCCGACTTCGCCGACATCGCCGCCGAAATGCCGATGATGATCTACGACGGGATCGAGGCTGGGATGGCCTACGACGCTACAGCGGTCGAGGACCTGACCGACAAGCTGAACACGATCACTGCGGACGTGGAAGAGCTGACCGAGCAGATCGGCTCATCTGACTACCGGGACAACGCTGCCCAGTGCCGCGACGCGGCCGGCTGACCCAACGACGAATCGGCCCGACCCCGTGATGGGGGGTCGGGCCGATCTTGTTGCGGGTCAGGGGCGGAAGTCGCCCTTGTCGGCGTTCGGCGGGCGCGGGTCCTCCGAGTTGTTGCCGTGGCCGGCGGGGTTGACGCACATCCAGCCGCCCTCGCTGGGATTGGCCGCGGCCTCCTGGCCGGGTGGGCAGGTGATCGGGTCGGCCTGTGCCGGACTGGCCACGGCGCCGACGCCGGCGGCGACCAGCGCCACGACGATGAGCAGCTTACGCATGATGTCTCCTCTGTTCAGGTCCCATTATCGCGCGCGTGGCCGACGTTTCTCCCATGGCCAGCCCCGCACGAGGTGGACCGGCAGCCACACCCCGACCGCCAACCCGGCCAGGCCCAGCACGCCGGTCACCACCCAGAAGACCGGCGAGGTGCCGCCGTCCTCTGTGCTCAGCCACTGCCGCAGGCTCTCGGTGTAGCTGCCACCGGACCCGGGGTCCACGACGGCCACCGTCTCCGGCCCGCCGAACCCGACCACCACCAGCAGTGCGAGCAGCACGGTGAAGATCGGCCACCAGCGGCGAATCCAGCTCGGGTCGCGGCGTCTGCTCACGTCGGCACTACCTGGTCGCGCCGTAGGGTCGCCTCCGCCGCGGCGAAGTTCTCGTCCTCGGGGTCGCCGAACCGCCATGGCTCGCTGCCGTCGCCGAGCAGCTTCCACCCCACAACCTCGCCGTCACGGTACGCCAGCGCCAGCGCCCACCCGCGCGGGTGGAACACGACCCGGTTGATCAGCCACAGCAGACCGGAGTCCCGTAGCTCGGAGAACGTCCGCACCGCCTTGTCGTGCCCCGGCATCGGCGCGCCTTCTGAGATCTCGCGGCCCAACTGGTTCTCCAGCTCTTCGTACGCCTGCCGACTTATGCTCCCGCTCACCGTGGCGCCTCCCGTTCCTGCCTGGCCACCCGGTCCGCCATGCCCCGGAGCTCGGCCGCGGTGAGCGTCGGCAGCGACGCCGCGTTCGCCGGCCCCAGGTAGGTCGCGGTCGACGCCGCGACCAGCACGATCAGCCCGGCCACCTCCGGCTCCAGCTCCACCCCGGCCATCCGTGCAACCGCAACCACCGCGGTGGCGGTCAGCCCGCCCAGGATCGCCGCGACCAGCTTCCGTATCCGTCTCATGTGTCATCCTTCCGGTCAGCCGCACCTGAGGCTCGGCGGCTCCGGCACCGGATGCGCGATCAGCGCATCCCGGTACGCGTCGCTCGCGGCCAGGTAGGAGGCCAGCGCCATCGCGAACTGCTCCTCATCCTGGGAGGCCACCGCCCGCACCAGCCGGTCCAGCGCGTCCGTGCGGTCCGCCGACAGGTCACCCAGCACGGTGGTGCGGGCCATGCTGGCGTCCCCCCACGCCTGCGTGCACTCGATGATCCGCACCTGCTCCCGGTCCAGCGCTTCCACCCGCAGGAACCCGGGCACGGCGACCACCGTCAACATCACCAGCATGGCGGTGAACGGGCGGCCGCGTAGCCAGCGGACAATCCGGAGGATCACGGCATCAGCTCGCCAGCCACAGCATGACCGAGACCACCGCCGCCGCGGTCAGGTAGATGACCGTGACCGGGTACCGCCTAGTCAGTGCCATTGCGTCGCCTCCTCGCCTCATCGACCCGCATGATCACGGGGCTGAGCAGGATCGCGCCGAGGAAGCTGAGCACCGCGGCGCGTGCCCCCCCCAGTGTGACCTCCCACATGGTCAGCGCGAGCGCCACGCTCACCACGGCGGTGTCCCGGACCGGCCGGCTCACCCATCGGCCCTGCGCGCCGTTGGCATTCGGGCTCATCTCCGGGTCATGCCGTCTTGGTCACGATGCCGGCGAACGTGACCTCGGTCGGGGTCGGACCCGCCGGCCCGGGTTCACCCCGGTCGCCCTTGGCGCCCGTTTTCCCGTCGGCGCCCGCCGGTCCGGCTGGCCCCGGTGGGCCGGGCTTGCCGGCGAACACCTCGGCCTGGATGGCGGTGGCCATCCACGCCGTGATGGAGTTGGACCCGCCGAGGTCGTGGTCGGCGCGGAACTTGTCGGCGGCCGCCTTGGTGGCCGGGCCGTACACCCCGTCGGCCGCGCCCGGGTCGTAGCCGGCGAGCTTCAGCATCCGCTGCCAGTACTCCACCACGGGTCCCTGATCACCCAGCTCCGGGAGCATGTCCCCTCCTGTCGTCTGCCCTAGCAGCACATCCCCCACCTGACTCATCCAGGTGCTGGCCACCTGCCGCCGGTCCAGCGTGGCATGGAGGTGCCAAAGGTGGCTGGCGTCGCTGGTGGCCGCCCGGTTGAGGATGTTGTTGTAGCCGTCCACGCGGGTGTCGCCGTCGAGGTTGCCGTACCACTCCCGCACGACTTCGAGGCCGCCGACGCGGACCGCCCGGTCGAGCCGGGAGCAGATCTCGATCATCCGGGCGGTGCTGCCCGGGTTGAAGTCCAGGCCACAGATGTAGCGTGCCTCGGTGCCGGTCAGCCCGGGCTGGACGGTGTAGCTCCGGCTGGTGGCGTACCGGCTGTTGAGGATCCACTCCTGGGAGCGGTGCGCACCACTGAGGTGGAGGTTGTCGCCCTTGGTGCCGGCGGCCGCCAGCGGCCGGCCGTAGGCGCGGCACAGCCGCTCACCCAGCGCCCGCAGCGGGTCGGGGATGATCTCCCGCTCCCACCACGTCTCGGTCTGCAACTCGGCGTAGGTCGGCATCGTTCACCCGCTGACGTAGTTCGCCCAGATGCTGGAGGGCTTGTTGGTACTGGCTTCCAGCCGGAGCTCGCCGGTGCCGGCCGCCCTCGTGCCGGTGACCACAATCGTCTTGTCCTCGGTGGCATCGGCTACGTAGTCGACCACCAGCGTCTCGGGTTCGCCCCGGGTCGACTGGAGGTCGTGGGTCAGCTCGAAGTTGCTCTCCTGCATGATGGCCCCCGAGACGCTATCCTGACGCAGGATCAGCCGCACGTCGTCGTTGTCGACCGTCGACGAGATGGTCACCCACGCCCAGACCTCGTACGTCCGGCCGACCACAGTCGGGAACACCAGGGTCATGATGACGGTCTCGGTGGTGTTGAAGGTCGCGGAGTCCGAGGTCACGGTCGTCTTGCCGATCCGTTCGCCCGGGATCCGTCCGGCTACCAGCTGCTGCCCTGCGCTGCTCACGGGTTACCTCACAGTCCGATGTACGCCCGGTGGTGGAACTCGATCGGCGCGCCCGACGCGTGCGACTTCACGATCCCGTTTTGCGACCGGCCCACGGTCAGGGTGCACGTCCGCGTGGGGAAGGTTCCGGCCATCGCGGCGACCGCCGTGACGGTCATGACCTCCCCGCCGATCTTGATCGGGAAGTCGACCTCGTGTACCCAGTCCGGACCGGCGCCGCAGGTGATGTCCACCCCCGTCTCGGTGGTATCGAGCGCCTCGGCGAGGGTGGCGGAGTCCGACCCGATCACCCCCAGCTCGGCGTGCTCGACCTCGGCGATCCCGAACGGCGCGGCCGGCACCGTCACAAAGGTGATCTTGCGGGTGTGGGAGCCGATCGCCTCGGTCCACCCCAGCACCAGCAACTGGGCCAGATCCGGGCTCAGCTCCGGCGGCAGGTTCGCGATTGTGATCAGGTTGCCCAACTCGATCTGGTTGACCGCGCTCACCAGCCCGGGGGAGGCGACCAGGTCGACGGTCAGCCGCGGGAACCGGGTGCCGCCGACGGTGCCCAGCAGCAGCCGCCACCCCGCCGCATCGCCCAGCATCCCGTCGCCCATCACGTTCACGACCACGCCGGTGGCCACCCGGCCGATCGCGACCACCCCGAGCGGCCCATCCTCGTCCACCGCCCGGGCGGAGTCACCATCCCGGCGGGTCACTGTCACGTCGTTGCGGGTGCCCTGGTCGTCGATCGTCGGCTCCAGCGGCTGCGCCACGTCCCCGTCGGCATAGTCGAGCTCCAGCGCCGGGGTCTGGTTGTAGCGGGAGCGTCCGGTGTAGTAGGCGACGGTGCCACTCACCTGCCGGTGGTCGGTGACCACCCCGTCATCGGCGTCGGCCGCCTCCTTGATGATCACCATCAGCCCGTCCGGGTACTGAGGGCCGAGCGGCACGGTATCGGCCGCGACCCCCTCGTCCACGCTGAACGAGATGCCCTCCTCGTCGAGCACCCGGTCGATCCGCTCGGCGGCCGGCTCACCGGCGTGACCCTGGTAGGCCGCCAGGGTGTCCGCGAGCGCCGGGGGGGTGCCGGCCCACACCGCCAGGTCCGAGAACACCACCGTCCCCGGCTGGTCGGTGTACGCGACCACCCGGGCCGTAGCGACCTCCAGATCCACGAAGCTCGACGAGTCGGTCGAGGAGATCACCGCGGTACCGTCCACCGACACCACATAGGTCAGCAGCCCGGTACCCGGGTTCACCGTCACGTCAGTGCGCACATGGTGCATCTGGCCGTCCGCGATGGACGGGAAGGGCACGGCCACGAAGACCACCGCCGCCGGCCTGATCCACAGCCTGAGCTGCCAGTCCGGAATGGTCTCCCCCACGTCCATCAGGTTCAGCGTCTCCAAGGAGATCGACAGGTCACTGGCGAGCTGCTCTCCGGCCTCCAGCCGCACCATGTGCCCGGCCAACCGCGGCAGCCGGGCCTGGGGGAGCCGTAGCGCCACGTCGAACACCAGCCGTACGGGCACGCCGGTGGCCAACCGCGCCGTCGCCGGGGCGCCCGGGTCGTCCAACGCCACGTCCCCCCGCATAGTCGCAGCCGCGCCAAGCCACGGGGACATCTCGTCGGTCCCCCAGCTCTGGTTGGGCAGCACCATCCGCATCGGGCCACCGCGCACCGCCGGCATCACCCGCGGGCCGCCGCCCCGCAGCGGCCAGTGGGCGACCAGGTTCGTCGCCCCAGCCCCTTTGGTCAGGTACCGGTACACGGTGTTCTGCAGCGGGTCGGCGCCCCGCCCAAGCCGGCGGGTCACGCCGGTGGCGACCACCTCGACCCACCGGAACGGCGGGATGTTCGGCCCGCCAAGCGTCTGCCGGGGTGTCCAGCTCGCCACCTCGCCGGTGAACCGGATCGGCCCGGACACCATGGCGATCTTGATGGTGGTGTTCCGGCCGATCAGCCCGTACAGGTCGGAGGTCGGGTTGTCCGGGAAGAACCGCCAGCCCTTGAAGCTGAGCGTCGCGGTCGACGGGACGGGCTGCTGTGTCCCGTCCGGCCGGCCGCGGGTGATCGAGATCTGGTCCCGTATCAGCACATCATCGGTGACGTCTGTGAACACCCCGTCCAGGCGCAAACTCACCTGCACCGGCTGCTTGGCCACCATCTCAGCCTCCGGCGCCAAGCACAAGCTGAACGTTGCCGCCGCGAGCGCCGACAGCGCGAGCGATCGTCTCCACCAGCAGGTCATCCCACCTGCTCCCCCCCGAGCGGATCTCCACCACCACCGGGCCGGACTGCCCACCGCCTGACGCCGAGCCGCCGGGGGTGAGGTTAGCCAGCAGCGCCCGGTTGGACTGCGCGGTCGGGCGGTCCACCACCCACTCACCGGCCGTCAGCATCGCCGGCACCCGGTCGACACCGGTGAACGGCCCCGGCACCTCCCCGCCGTGCTGGCCGAAGAAGACGCTCTGGCTGCCACCGCCGATCGCCGTGGGCGGCGCCCCGCTGGTGGTGAACCGGGTGTGAACGTTGATATCCACCTTGGAGTGGATCTTATCCAGTTGGTCGTTGATGTTCTGGCGAAACCGCTTGAAGTCGTCTTGCAGCCCCCGGAGCTGGTCGCCCAGTCCGGGCACCCACCCGAAGGCGAACACGGCCGCGCCCAGCGTGACCTCCGCCCAGCTCAACACCGCCCCGGACAACACCCGGAACACGTCGACCTGGAAGTCCTTCCAGGCGCTGGCGGCATCGGTCATGATCCGGATGTTGTTGATCCAGAACCCGGCCAGGTTGCCCAGCGCCGTGATCGCCAGCAGAGCCATCTCCTGGTTCTCTGCGCCGACCTTCCCGCTGGACTCACGCCACCGCTCCAGCGCCGGGTTGATGTCCTCGTCCACCGCCTTCTTCGCCGCGTCGGCCATCTCACCGAACCGCTCGCCGGCGTCGGTGGACTCGTCGCCGATCTGCTCGAACCAGTCGAGCACGCCCTCAAGGGCGGGCGCCAGCTTCTCACCGAGGCTCAGCTTAAGGTCATCGATGCGGACCTTGAGCTTGTCCCACGACCGGCCGATCCCCTCGTCCATCCGGCCGAACGCCTCGTCGGTGGCGCCGGAGGACTCGGCCATCTCGCCCAGCGCCGAGTTGAAGGCGGCCGCCCCGGACTCGCTAGTCAACGCCAGCGCCGCGTTGCCGGCCTCGACGCTGCCGAACAGGTTGCTCAGGCTGGTATTGCCATCCTCGGCGTGTTCGGCCATCAGCGCGAGAGCATCCTGGACCGAACCGCCGTCCCGGACGAAGTTGGCGAAGCTCTTACCCGACAGGTCCTCGAAGGTGGCGGCAGCCTTGCCGCCCTCCTTGTTCAACTCAACGAGCAGCTGCCGCAGCTGGGTGGTGGCCACCGCGGTGGGGACACCCTGGACGGTCATGGCGGCCAGCGCGGCGGTCACCGTCTCGAACCCGACCCCCAGCGCCGCCGCGGTGGGGACCACCTGGAACAGCGAGGTGGACAGCTCACCGACGGTCGTCTTGCCCAGCTTGACCGCGGTGAAGAACAGGTCCGAGGCCTTCTCCGCGCTCAGATTCTCCTTGCCGTACGCGTTCGTGACGCTGGTGAGCCCGTCGACCGCGGTCTCCAGCGTGGTCACCCCGCCGATGCTCAGCTTGGCCGCGGAGGTCAGGAAGTCGAACACGTTCTCCGGCGGGACACCCGACGAGATGGCCTGGTAGAGCGCCGGCACCGCGTCCGTCGTGGCGACACCCATCTCCTTGGTGAATGTCCGCACGTCGTCCTGCATGGAAGCGAACCCCGCCGCCGACAGGTCGGGCAGCAGGGTCCACACCTCGCGCATGCTGGTATCGAAGGCGGCGAACTGCCGCACGCTGTCCACCACAAAATCCTTGACCGCGCGGGCTGCGTTGCCGAGCTGGTTGAGCGCGAAGTTGGTGACCGCCGCGCTCATCCCGGCGAACGCCCCGACGGTCGAGGCCTTCAGGTTGCCGAAGGACTTGCCGATCCGCTTGGCCGTGTCGCTGGCCCGGTCCCGGGCGATGATGTCGAACGCGAGCGGCTCAGCCATGGCTCACCGCCCCCCTGTCCGATCGGGCCTCGTTCCACTCGGCGACCCACTCCGCCCGGCGGCGGAACTGGCCCAGCGTCAGCCGGCGCACATCCCACGGCGTCAGCCGGATCAGCAGCTGCATCGGCAGGTCGTAGCTGTCGATCAGCTCGCGGATCGACGGCGGGGGGCCGCCCCGGAGGAGTTCGCGGAGCGCTGGCGGGACGCCGTCCTCCTCGTCGCCCGGTTCGGCGCCGGGCTCGCCCCGTTTCCCTCGGCGTCCGGCACGTAGGCGAACTGCGCGGCCAGCACGTTGGGAGCGAACTCGGCGAAGTCGGCCGTCGGGTCGCCGGCCACCCGGACCGCCAGCCACATGAACGCGCGGATGGCCTTCAACTCCATGCCGCCGAGCCGGTCCAGCCAGTCGCCCAGCACCCGCATCCCGGTGGCGCCCTCGAACTCCTCCAGCAGCGCCATCGGCACCTGGCCCAGACCGTCGGGGGAGCAGTCCAACTCGTAGGTCCCAGCGCCAAAGACCGCCCGGTCCGGCTCGGCGAACTGGAAGCGGAACAGGTACCTCACCGGATCGCTGCCCGGATCGCGTCGTGCACCTGCCCGATCGCCTCCAGCATCTCGTCCCGCACCGCGTCTGCCTCGCCCTCCATCGGCTCGGTGAAGAAGCCCGGCCGGATGTCCTGGGTGAACCAGTGCTCCCGGTCGGCGAACAGGGGGTGGGCGAGCTGGCCGGCCTCGAGCCTCTTGACGCTCCGCTTCACGCCGCCCTTGGTGCGGGAGATGATGCGGATGGCCGGATCCCGGCCGCCGGTCTTGATCTGCGTACGCGGCGCGTGGGAGGCCTGGAGCAGAGCCGCGTAGCCGCCACGTCCGGGCATGTAGTCCGGGATGGACTCCTGGACCGCCCGGCGCAGCGGCTTGGCCGCCCGGTTCAACCCGCGGAACAGCTCACGCCGGTAGTGCTTCTCGGCGCCCCGGAGCGCCCGACCCGCCTGCTCCAGCACCTCCACGTTGCGCAGCTCGATGCCCACTACCCGACCTTCTGGATCGCGCTGGCCGCGTTCCAGCTCGCGCTGATAGCCACCGCACCGCTGACCGCACCGTTGACGCTCATGTCCGGCAGGATCGTCCCGAACCAGTACTGCGCGTTGAGAGTGCTGGGGTACAGGTAGAACTTGCGCGCGATCCCGTCGGTGGCCGCGGTGTAGGTCTGCACCGTGGCGTCGTCGTAGAAACCGGCGAAGTCGCCGCTGGCGTCCGGCAGGCCCGCGACGTAGACCTTGTTATCGTCGCCGAATGTCGTAGTGTCGATCTTCTCGGTCGCGAAGGAGATCGACCAGCTGTTCAGGAACGCCACCGGCTCAGCGGTGCCGCCGGATGCCAATGCCAGGTACACGCGTCCCCGGCGGCCATGGATACGTGCCACTATCTCACTCCCTCTAACAGGCGCAGCATGCGCGCTGCGTTGTCCGCGAACGTGCGGTCGGCGACCGCCTGACGGGCCTCGGCTGCCGCCGCCGCCCGGAGATCCTCGTGTGCCAGCCACCACCGGGCCAGATCGCCCGCCTCGGCCGGCGAGCCGAACGCGGGCAGCATCGGCAGCAGCTCATCACCCTCGCCGCGCGGCTCCCGCAGGAACGGCAGGCCGACCGCCGCCATCTCCACCTCACGCGGACCGCAAGCCCAGCCGGCCGCCGAGTCCCCGTCCTCGGTCTCCTGGCGGTACAGGTTCAGCCCGATCTTGGCCGAGCGGTAGATCCGCACCGCCTCTGCGTTGTCCAGGCACTCGGCGATGTCGTGGCCCACATGCTTACGCAGCGGCGAGTCCTTGGCCAGCCGCTGCCAGTTGCCGGCCAGCAGCAGATCCAGCCCGGTACGGTCCATCGCCTCGAAGAAGGCGATCCGCGATTCGAAGCCGGTGCCGACGAACGCCAGGTCCGCGGCCAGGTGCGGCTCGGCCGGGCCGGGGCAGTGCACCGTCGGGCGGTAGGCGTGCGGCAGGTAGTGGGCCGGGGCCAGCTCCCGGTACCGGTCGATGCTCACCGGGTCGTTGAGCAGGTTCAGGTCGGCGTGCGCGGCCACGGCAAGCTGCCGGGTGTCCTCGTATGGCGTCTCGGTGTGCAGCACCACCACCCGGGTCCGGTAGCGGCGGGCCAAGTCCAGCAACTGGACCGGCACCAGAAACGCCGAGACCACCAGCAACACGTCGGGCCGGGTCTTGTACAGGCAGGAGTACAGGCCGTTGACCGCCAACTCGACTGCGGTCTCCTGCGGGATGGCCTTGCGGAACTGACCCTCGGCGATGTTGAAGTAGGCGCCGTCGTAGAAGACCAGCCGATCATGCAGATTGAACGGGATCACCCGGTGGCCGAGCTGTTCGAGCGCCTCCACCCACCCGGCGTACACGTCGGCCACGGAGAAAGACGGGCCAGGATGGCAGACCACGAACCGCATCAGCCGACCGCCAAGCTGTCGAACAGCGCCACGGTGGCCCGGTCCGAGGCGTAAAGCTGGCCTTTCCGCACGCCGTACCCGTAGCCCAGCGGCAAGGCCCAGGCCGCGAACGCCTCGGCGAACGCCTCGAACCGGTCGGTCGCGGCGTAGTCGCCAACCGGCTCGGCCCGGTGCGCGAACCCGAGCGACGCGTCCAGCACGTGACCCAGCTCGTGCACCAACACCGGCAACCCCAGTGAGGCCGGGCGCCCCGGCAAGACGACGGTGGTGCGGCGGTTCGTCCGGGCAGTCCCGGTCTGGTGGAACTCGTAGGCGACATGCGCGGTGCTGCGGTACGAGCGGCCGAACGACGCGCCCTCGTAGCGATGTAGTCCCGCGAACACCGGGTCCACCCCGCACAGGAAGTGCGGCCGGATCAGCCGGTGCATGCCCGCGGGGATCAGCGAATACGCCGCCTCGATCGGAGCCCGGTACCGGTGGGCAACGCGCTCCATCAGCCGACCTCGACAACCACGTCCGCCGCCAAGTACTTGATCCCCGCCCACTCGACGATCCGGTCGCGGCCCACTGAGACGGCCGTCGCGAAATCCACCACCCCGCCGAGCGTCGGGTCACCGTCGATGGCCAGCCGGATCGACGAGGCGCCCTCGCCAGCCAGGTAGGCGTCGAGCTTGACCTGGCTGCTCGGGTCCTCCGGGTGCTCCACCATCACCGTCACCGCGAACGTCAGGTCGTCGGAGTCGGTGGAGGTGTCGAAGGCGGTGGAGCGGCGGGACACCACCGCCGCCGGCGCGTTGACGTTAGCCGGCATGCCGGCGTGCGCGCGTAGCCCGACGATCGTGTCCAGCCGGACCTTGATCGCCTCGCGGATCTGCTGAACGGTGGCCATCAGGCCATCAACACCGGGTAGCGCTGGTACGGCCGGATCAGGTCCCGGGCGAACGGGTTACGCCGCAACACCTGGACGGCCATCTCGTCGAATCCCATCTGGGCCTCGAAGGTGGACTTGGACCGGAAGATCTCAGCGGCGGTGATCAGCGCCGACTGCTTCACGCCGTAGGGCACGGCCGGCCAGCCGAACACGCCGGTTATCTGCACCCGGTCGTCGCGCGCCAGCGCGCCGTGCGGCAGCGGGAAGGTCCGGGCCAGCGCCTTCACCTCGGTGTACGGCCTGCGCTCGGGGGCGGCCGCCGGGTTGACCGGCAGCAGCTGGTAGTCGGTGGCGGCCCAGGTGGTCCCGAACGTCCCGTCGCCGCCCGCGTCGGTCTTCAGTGTGGCAACCGACACCAGGTCGTTGAAGGCGCCCAGCTTCAGACAGTAGAGGTTGCTGGGTGGGAAGGTGCGGACCTCGGCCGCGGTGGTCCGCCAGAACAGCCGCTGGCAGTAGTTCTCGATCGCGCGGCTAGCGGCGAAGCACGCCATGTGCAGCTCGAAGCCTTCGGCGGTGTCAGTAGCGTCCCTCCCCAGCCGTGACCTGAGCGACTCCACGGTGGCGTAGAGCCGGCCGAGCGTGGCATCCAGCACGTCCCAGGTGCCGGCCTCGGCGTCCACCACCGTGCCGGTGCCGGTCCACTCGTAGGCCCACGTGCCGGCGAGGTTGCAGGCGATGTCCTTGGTGTACACGCCGGCGCTGGTGCGGGTGATCTCCAGGGCGGCGAAGGTGTACGTGACCACGGCGCCCTCGGGGTCGGTGACGGTCAAGCTGATCGTGGTCGGGTCGGTCGGGGTGCCGGCCAGGTCGAACGTGTTGGTCAGCGTCGCCAGCTCGGATGTCGACTCGAAGAAGATCAGCGCTGCCACGTCACCCTCCCGTCACGGTCGTAGCGGATGTCCGTCGGGCCGTCACCGCCGCGGTGGATGTGCGGTGGGCGGCCACCGGTGGCCAGACCGGAATCTCGGGGGTGCCGATCACCCCGGTCAGTCCCAGGTTGAGCGCCACCAAGGCGGTGACGGCGTGGTCGGTGGCCACGGTGGGGGCGAGGGTCAGCGTGAGTGGTATGCCGGCGGTGACCTGGTATCCGGTGGCGGTGGTGCCGGCCAAGGTCAGGCCGAGCGGGATGGTGGCGGTGACCTGGTTGGGTGCGCCGGGCACCGGCGCGTCGACCACCGGGGCGACGGTGATTGTGAGCGGGAGCGTGGTGGTGACCTGGTGCTCGGCCTGTACGGTGCCGGCGGTGGCCAAGGTCAGCGGCACGGCGGTGGTGACCTGGTGGTCGGCCCGTACGGTGCCGGCCACGGTCACCGTGAGGGGGATGCTGGCGGTGACCTGGGCCGGGGCGCCCACGTCCGGCGCGTTGACCACCGGCGCCACGGCGAGGGTCAGCGGCACGGCCGCGGTCACGGTGTGGTCAGCGGCTACAGTCCCGGCCAGCGTCACCGTCAGGTCCACTTCGGCGGTGGCCTGGTGCTGCGCGGTGGTGGTGCCGGCCAGCGCCACTGCGAGCTCGACCCCGGCGGTCACCTGGTGCTCGGCCTCGGTGGTGCCGGCCACCGCGATCGTCAGGGGGATGTTGGCGGTGACCTGCGGGGTGGTGGTGACCCCGGTGGACCAGACGACCAGCGCGGCGGTGATCCGCTTGCCGGCGTCCCCACCGGGGAGGGTGACCGTGTCCGCCCGGACACCGGCGCCCTGTCCGTCCAAGATCAGGTAGCCGCCGACGCCGGCGTTCCCGCCCGCCCCCTTGCCCGCGTAGGCGTCCAGCAGCAGATTGCCGCCGCCGACCAGCCCCGGGTTCACGTCGGTGGCGGCCCACACGATGCCGGCCGCGCCGCCGTCGCGGATCGCCGCGGCGGCCAGCAGCAGCAGGTCACCGGCCGGGATGCTGGCGGTGTCGCCGGTGGCAAGGGATGTGACGGAGCCGGTGTCGGAGTCCGCGACCGCGGCGGCGGCGAACCCGAACGCCCCACCCTCCTGGACGCGCAGCCAGATCGCGTCGGTCGGGTCGGCCGACCAGGCGGCGGTGAACAGCCCGTCGGTGATGCCGCTGGTGGGGACCAGCTCGGCGACGCCGAGGGAACGGCGCGCCAGGTCGTTGCCCGGCAGGGTCGCCTCGGCCACCCGGTTGATCCAGGACGCGCCGCCGGCGTTGGGAGTGACCGCGAAGCCGGTTCCGCCGCCGCGGCTGAACGCGATGCAGATCAGCCGCTCGCCGACCCCACAGGACAGGGTGGCGGGGTTGGCCGAGACGGTTCCGGAGAGCAGCCCGGTATCGCTGGGCGCCTGGACTGTGCCGGCCAGCGTGACGGCCAGGGGGATGTCGGCGGTGACGGCATGGTCGGCGGCTGCGGTCGGCGCGACCGCGACGGTCAACGGGATCGAGGCCGTGACGATGGCCGGCAGGACCTCGGCGACTGAGAACTCGACCCACGAGTTGGCGTGGTTGATGTCCAAGGTGAAGCTGCGAGAGCCGCCGCCGCCTGCCTTGCGCAACCACAGACTCAACGCGAGCTTGTCACCGGCGACGAACGGGCCGGCCAATGCCATGGTCTGCGTCTTAACACCGACGGTGTTGTGCGCAGATGAGGCCGTGGAGGCCTCCTGCTCCACGTCGGCGCTGTTGTACCGATGGACTCTCCACTGGTACTGCAATGTGGACGCCGAAACCGCCGACATGGAGATGGACGTGTCGATTGCCACGCTGGCGTCCACCGTCGCGCCAACAACTCGCCAGAACTCCAGCACCTTGACGAAGCTTCCGGAGCTGACACTGCCCGAGCCCACCGTGGTGGGTGTGCCCTGGGTCTCGGACAGGTCCCGGACGATGCCACCGGTGCCCGGCTCGTCCTGGGTGCTGCGCAGATAGTTCCGGGACAGGGCCAAAATTCCGGCAGTGCCGTAAACGAAGTCGAGGTCAGTGACGGTGGTCGGGGTGCCCACGCCGACGGATGTCTCATCGGCCCGGTTGAGGGTGAAGTCCTCGACCATGGAGTTCGCGTCCGGCTGGGAGAATTCCCACCCGGACGCCGGGTCGGCGTCCCGCCAGTTGTCCAGGTGCTCATCGAGGTTGGCCGCCTCGATCGCCGCGTCGCCGAACGTGTCGGCGGCCCAGGGCAGCTCGTTGGCCCAGACCGCCGCGGCGGCGTAGTCGCTATCTGGGCCTTCGCCGGAGGTCGCGTCCTTTGTGCGGATGCTGCCGCCTGTGGGCGCCACCCAGTCCAGCTGGGTATCGACGGCATCAGCGTGCGCCCAGATACCCGTGGCCAGGTTCTGGAGGCTGAACCGGGGACGCACATCCCCCGTGTTCTTACGCGCCACCAACAGGTGCCAGTCGCCAAAGGTGACAACTGGCCCTTCCGTGGCCCAGGCGCTCGCGCCCTTCCAGAAGATGGTCCCGTTGCCGAGCACCCCGACGCCACCCAGGTCGGCACCGGTCGAGTCGTACAACTTCACCAACCAGCGGAAAACCGGGTCTGCCGCCGGCCGGAACAGGATCGCGACCGTGCCGTAGGTCGTTGCGTCAACACCACCGAGCCCGGTGGAGAACGCAATGTCGTCGGCGTTGCCGAGCCGGCGGACGACGATCGACACGGGTCAAGCCCTACCGGAGGGCTTCGACCTGCGGCGCGAAGGTGCGGAAGCTCTTGGCGGTGGCCAGCGCCTGAGCGCCCAGGTAAATCTGCCGCAGCTGCGCGTACTCGTTGTTGACGGTACCGACGAGGTTGGCGTCCGGCGCACCGGTCGGGTCGGCCTGGTCAAACCCGAAGTTGGCGACCAGCCCGGCCACCCCCTCCGCCTGGAAGAACGCGTCGAACTGCTCGATGTCGTCCATGATCTCGCGCAGCCGTACCGAGATTCCGCCGATGGTCGTGTTGATCATGTCCTTGGTCGTCAACGCCTTGTATCCAGCGGCCATGTCATCCTCCTCAGGTGACGGTGATCCTAGCTACAGTGCACCCATGCTTGTACCGTGATCGTCTGGCCGGCTGGCGCCACAACAAACGCCAACACTTCCCATCCGTTGTTGAGAGGCCAGCTTCTCCACACCTGGACATCGTGATGACTAGTCACGTATCCACCACCTGTGGGCGCCGAGTTTGCTGGGCATGTCACCTGAGTGATGACCTGCCGCCCGAACCCTTCGCTGACTTCTGTTCTCGTCGCAACTTGCCAAGTTGCCGGCGCAGCTTCCGCCGACGGAGCGCTAAGACCGGCCACTAGCAAAGCTAGTGCTGCCAGAGCCACTACGGCCGACACGGCCATCCGCCCCACGCTCTTGTTGAACCCTACGGCCATGGCTCCTCCTAAGAGACGGTGATCGGTGCGGCGGTGAGATCGAGCTCCCCCGCGGCGTTATAGGCGAGGTCTCCAGCCAGCGTCGCCGAGAACCGGAAGTTGCCGGCGGTCTGCGCGTCGTACACGAGCAGGTCGCTGACCGCGGCCGAGCCGGTACCGGTGAAACTCAGCGTGGCGGTCAATGCGGCCACGCCAGCCGCCGCGGCGGTGTAGGCCGGTTGCAACCGCTCGTTGGACACCTGGTCGCCGGCCAGGGGGCCATCCCCGATGGCGTACCAGGCGGCCTCCAGATTCAGCGCGGCCGCATCCGCGGCCGCGTTCAGCAGTGGGGCGTCACCAGCCATGGCTTACTCGTCTCTCTTCTCACGGGAATGGGTCGCCGTCGACTCAGTAATCGGCTCCTCCGGCTCAGGGTCCGGCTCTGGGATTGGCTGCCCGGTGGCCAGCGACAGGTTGATCTCCGCGGTCACCTCGTGCACGCGCTCGGGCTCCGGGGTGGAGGTTGTTTCGTCAGTCATGTCCGTCCTCGTTTCTCCTCGACGTGAAGGTCTACCGGTCCGCTCCGGGGTCCGGTGGCGTAGCGAGTGGACGGTGCCACCCAGGTCCGGGTCACGCATCGCCACCCGCCACGCCGGTACGATCCGGCCCACGGCGCGGCGCACCAGCAGCTCACCCCACAGCACCCCGACCACCGGGTCCATCCGTGCCCCACTTCCGCCGGAACCGGGCCAGCCCCGCATCCCAGCCGTTCAGCTGCGCCACGTCCGTCGGGCCGGCGGTGTTGTGCAGCACTAGGCCCGCGCCGCCGGTCAGGCACCAGTTGCGGCGGCCGGCGGCCAGCTGCTGCTCACACATGTCGTGGTCGTATGTGTGGAACCCGGCATAAGCCTCGTCCCAGACCACCCGCTGCGCGGTGGCCAGCAGCAGCCCGTCCAGATGGGCGCACTCGCCACCAGCGCCGAAGTCCAGCACACCCATCCGGGCGTCGACCACCGACCCGCGGCAGACACCCTCCCACCACGGCGTCACCCGGTTGATACTGCCGACCACGCCAACCATGCCGACCTTCGGCGTGCAGTGCACCAGCAGCTCAGACCGCAGCCCCGTCGGGTCCAGGACTTGCACGTCCTGGTGCACGTAGCAGCGGATCGGCTGAGTCGCCCGGGCCTGACCCCGGTTGTAGGCCACCGCGATCGACGGCGGATCCTCCACCACCACCAGCTCATCACAGTCGCCGAGCACCAGCGTCGCGGCCAGGTTCGCGGCCAGCACCTCCGGCCGGTGCGAGGCGACGATCCAGGAGATCACGGGAAGTGGTAATCCACGGTGACCTCCGGCACGTACGCCCACCGCGCGCCGGCCCGCAGCCAGCGGTCGACCAGATCCCAGTCGATCGTCGGCAGGCTCTGCTCCCACGTCCCCAGCTCAAGCACGCCACGGCGATGAAGGAGCAGGGACGTGTCGATCTGCCCGAGGACGGGGGGCTGCGCGCCCACCTGGAAGGTGAGCCGGCCGCCGCGGTACACGTCCATGCGGGAGTAAGCGAAGTCAAGCTCCGGATCGCCGGCTAGCACTCCGACCAGCCTGGACAGATGGTCGGGGTGGTAGGCGTTGTCATCGTCCAGGTAGGCGACCAGGTCACCACGCGCGATGCCGATGCCGTGCAGCCGCGCCCAGTGGCCCCAGCGGGCATGCTCATCGTGCCGGTCCAGCTCGGCGAAGGTGACGCCCAGATCGGCAACCAGCTCGGCGAGCTCCGGGTCTGGGCCGTCACTGACCACCACGTGCTCCACCCGCGGGTACGACTGACCCGACACCGACGGGATACAGCGGCCCAGCAGCAGATCATGCCGCTGCCAGGTGGGGGTGACCACCGACACCAGCGGCGTCACACGCCCACCAGCCGGCGGTAGTACTCGACCGTCTCGGCCAGCCCGAGCGGCCACAGCTGCCGGCGGCAGGATGCGACCGGAGCCACCGCCACCACCCACGCGTCGGCCGGCTCCCCGGGCCGCATCGGCAGATGCACGATGCTGGACGTCGACCCGCACACCTCGACCACCGTCTTGGCGGCCTCCAGCACGGTGGTCGCGACGCCGGTACCCGCCTCAAGGACCAGCCCGTAGGGACCGCCCAACGCATCCACCAGCGCCACGGCGACATCGGCGACGTGCACCAGGTCGATCCGCTGACTACCCGAGCCGTTGACCTCCACGTCCATACCGGTCAGCGCCCGGCAGACGAATGACGGAACGATCTTACGGACCAGGCTCGTGCCGTGAGGCGGCGCCGGCTTCTGTCCCGGACCATAGACGTGGTAGGCGCGCACCACGGCGATCGGTTGACCGCCCCAGCAGGCACGGGACAGGGCCAGATCCTCGGCGCACGCCTTGGTGATCGCGTACGGGTTGAGCTGGCCGCGGTGACCGGTACCGATCTGCACGGTCGGTATCCCGTGCGCAGCCGCGGCGGAGTAGACGGCATCGGCGCCGAGGATGTTGACCTCGATCGCCCGCGCCTCTGCCCCGATCAGCTCGGCGGTGCCGAGCGTACCGGCGAGATTGATGACCCCTTCCACGCCGGCCATGGCCCGATCGAGCGCGACCCGGTCGCGGATGTCATCCGGCCGGTCGTAGCCCACCGGCTCGATACCCCGACCGGCGAGCTCGGCAACGACCGCCGCGCCGATGAACCCGGCCGAGCCGGTGACAAGGACCCTCACGCCAGCCCCCGGTAGATCGCCAGCGTGTCCACCAGCTCCGGCGGCGGACCGAGCAACCGATCCAGCGCGGCCGCCACCCCCGGGCAGGTGTCCTCGCCGTAGTCGTGGCAGGCCAGCACCCCACCGGGAGCCAGCAGCTTGACCGCCCAGGTGACATCGTGCTCCACGGTCGCCTCGGCGTGATCGCCATCGACGAAGATCAGCCCGAACCGGCGGCCGGCCGCGGCCAGGTCCGGCAGCGCCACGAAGCTGAACCGCTGGTCGATGGTCACCTGGTCAGCGACCCGGCAGGCAGCCAGGTTCGCCCGCATCGTCTCCGCCGAGCTGAGCCACGAGTGTGGGTCCACCGCGGTCACGACCGCGCCGGCCGAGGCCATCACCGCCGCCGACCAGCCGTAGGCGCTGCCGATCTCCAGAACGCCGCAGCGGGGATCAGTCGGGTGGGCGCGGGTCGCCGCCCACGTCAGCTCACGCAGCGTCTCAGTCTCCACGGCGGTGACCGAGGTCGAGATGGCCGGCCAGTCGGCAAACACCACCGGCCGCCACTCCAGCTTCACTTCGCACCACCCAAGTGCTCGGCGGCCCGCCGCTCGAACAGCGCACGGTCCGCCTCCACGTGCGACTGGCCCAGCTCGTAGACCTCATCCATCTCGGCCGTGCCGTACAGCGGGTGGAAGTGCTCAACCCGGGAACCCAGCGCCATCGCCCACACCCCGCGCTGCTTGGCGACGGTCACGATCTCATCGTCTACCCACCAGTGCCGGTACCCCTCGTGGCACACTACGTCGGGGCCGTCCCAACTGGCGCCCCGCTCGGCCGCGTACGACCGGCGGACCAGCATGTGAGTCGCATGGTGGCCGGCGGTCACCCGCGGGTTGGCCAGATCGTTGGTGCCGATCACGTGATGGCTGGCGCCGGCCACCGCCTGGGCGTGGTCGAGCCAGCCCGGCTGGAACCGCACATCATCGCCGGTGACGAACAACCACGGCTCGGCGGTCTGCCGGTAGCCGGCGTTGATCCGCTCGGCGAAGGTCGCGCAGCCCGGGTCCGTGATCACGTCGGCGCCGGCGGCCTTCCACGCGGCGATGGCCTCCGTCTCATCCGGCCGCGCCACCGCGTACGCCCGGGCCAGCCCGGTCGAGGCGCGCAACGAGTCCACGAACCGCTCGGCGTTGGCGTGCCGCAGAGCCGGCACCACCACCGCAGTCTCGGCGGTCGCCGGTGGCGCGGTAGCCCACTGCCAGTAGTCCGCCTCCTGCAACCACAACTGCTTCCAGTGGCTGGTCTTCACCCCAGTGTGGACGTACACCGGAAGGCCGAGCGACCCGGCCCGAATACAGAACGAGATGTCCTCGCCGAACAGCCCGCCCAACATTGGATTGGGCAGCCGGTCGTACCACACCGGTCCGCGCGTGTCGCGGATCCGCTGGAAGACCGACCGGTGCACCAGCAGACACGCCGAGCCGGTCGCCACACATTGCACGAGCGCGTTGACCGGATACGTGGTCCGGGCGAACGTGCTGCCCACGTCACCCTGGCCGACCCAGTCGAAGATGGTGGGCCGCGGCTCGCAGCGGCGGCCGCCGAGCCCGTCATCGCCGACCTCCTTCTGGGCGAAGCACAGACCGCCGACGATGGGACGCGTCACCGGATCCGCCACCTCGAGCAGGCAGTCGACCGTGTCCGGGGCGAACCCCATGTCGGTGTCCACCCACCAGAGCCACTCGGCGTCGCGCTCGGTCAAGAACCGCTCGACCGTCTGGTTCCGGGCGGCGGGCAGGCCGCCGGACGCGGTGTAGTTCATGGCCAGGAACCCACCGTTAAGCACCCGCCCGTGACGCGCCCAGTCCCAGCCGATCAGCTCGACCAGGCTCATGTGCCAGGAGTGGGGGAGGCCGCGATCGTCATCGTAGATGTAGGCGACCGTTACGGCGCTGTCGGTCATGCCGCGCCCTGCGCCTTGGCCAGCTCCTCGCGGAGCCGGACCAGGCTCCATCGGCCATCTACTTTGACACCCAGGCCGAGCAGTTGTGCGCGCAGCGCCTCGACCTCCGCGGCTGCCTGGTCGGCCCGTGGCCGGATCACCCGCAGCTCACCCGGCGCGGCGGTCGCCTGCTCCACCGGCGGGTCAACCTGCAGGTGGCGCGGCAGGGTGGTCCGGATGATCTTCGGCAGGTCGGAGAACCAGTCCGGATGCAGCTGCACGATCGGGTCGTCGGCGCGCCACGCCTCGCCCTCCACGATCTGGACGGACGGGGTGACCCAGCTGGTGAACTTGGCGTAGACCACGTGCATGACGCCTCCTCGGCGGTCCTGGCGGTTGGTGCCCCCGGTCGCCCGACCGCCAGGCGGACGACCGGGGGGTGAGATGGGTTACTGGTTCTGAAGCAGGCGGAAGGCGGCGTGGTTGACCGAATTCCCGCCGATCCGCGCCCAGGCGAACCAGCCACGCTGGCCGCTGGGCCGGTTGTTGTCGGTGTGGAACAGGTGCGGCACCAGCTCCACGCTCATTCCGCCCCGGCGGGCGATCAGGTAGTTGGACCAGTCACCGACGACCAGGCGGTGTTCCTTACCCGTGGTGCCGGTGAAGTCCGGGAAGTACGGGCTCTCGTAGACCCTCTTCCCGAACAGGATGTCCGCCCACTCGGCCGGCAGCTCCTTGGTGGTGGCGTGGAAGACGTTAGCCGTGCCGAACTGCCGGATCCGGTTGTTGATGTCCACCGACATCATCCAGGACGCCCGGCGCCGGTACTTCTGAGGCAGCGCCTTCCACACCTTGTACACATCCTCCTGCCCGAAGCCGGCATCGGTCGTTGACGCGACCTCGCTGGCCGCGGTGGCGTCGAGGATTGTGAGGATGCCGGTCGGCTCGTTGTTGCCGCTGCCGCGGCTGAACTTGTCAACCAGCAGCTCGTCGTAGCCTTCGCCGAGCAGGCGGCCCATCTCTGTTGCGAACATCGGGTAGTCCATCCCGATCTCCAGGCTGTACGGGATGAACCCGCGGGCGGTGTGCAGCGGCACCGTCGGTTGGGCCAGCGTCGGACTGTTGTCCGTCACCTCGGAGCCCTCGGTCTGGAACTGCCAGGTCACCCCCGCCGCCGAGACGCCCTTCCACTCGTCGGTGCCGATCGTCTGCTGCCGACAGATCGCCAGGAACGGGTTCCCGGACTCCTGGTCGGTCAGGATGATGCTTGGATCGATGAAGCGCTTTGTTACTCCTCGGCCCATGGCCGAAGGGGCTGGTCATTTCTGCCAGCCTCTCTATGTCTCCATAGAGGCCAGACTATATCTTTATCTCACTCAACCCTTGCCACTGCTCAACCAGGTCAGCCAGCGCCCGCAGGGTAGACGGGTTCTCGCCCGCCAGCCCCAACGTGGTGTTGCACTTGTTGCAAAGCAACGCCCGGACATCGCCGGAGCTATGGCAGTGATCGATGCACCAACCCTTGCCGCCCGGGTTGTCCGTGCCACAGCCGGGGCAGCGGCCATCTTGTTGGGCCAAGAGTTGGTCGTAACGCTCCTGTGTCAATCCGTACTTCCGGAGCCGCCGCCGCTGTTCATGTGCCTGTCTGTGGATACGCGGGTCCACGCGACATCCGACACATACCGCCAAGCCAGGCTTACGAGCCACATCGGGTAGCGGCACCTGGCACTTGTAGCATCGGCGAACGGCTGCCCGAGCGCGAGCTCGAACATCCTCCTTGGTTGCCCGGCAACCACTGCACCACCGCGGCTTCGGCCCCATCCTCCGGACCTGGATGCGGGTCCCACAAGACTCACACTCAGTATCAGGCCGAGCTGGCCGGGACTTGTAGTGGCGGCGGGCCTTCTCCCGGTTGAGCTTCCTGCGCCACTGAACTTGGCAGTCCAGGGAACAGGTCTTGTCGACCTTGCGTCGAGGGGAGAACCGGGTTCTACAGATTGCGCACTCTCGGTCGGGCTGCACGCCCTCAAGAGTACAGGAGCATTAAAGGGTTGAGAGAGATATCCCGTACATAGTCGTTGAACCTTCCCGTCGGGTTGCCCCAGGCGGGCTCGGCTGCTGATTGTCCCTACCGTCCACTTCTCAAACCGTCGCGCTCGGGCTTTCGCCCCACGCTGTGGTGTGAACGTCTAGCAGGATGTTCCAGCAATTCTCGGGATTGTCACTAGCCCGTCACCGGGCTAGGCGGCCACCTTGACCGGAACGCCGAACCCGCCGGCGGTGTCCGACAGGGACATCGCCCGGTACTCGTCGTAGGTGTCCATCGCGCGCCGCTCGTCGTCGGTCAGCCGCGGGTGGACCTGGGTCACCATCTTCATCCAGGCGTTGCGGTACTCGTCGTTCTCGGTGACGATGATCCGCCGGCTGATGTCCGGGTCCCGCCGGATCTGACGCTCGACGTGGCCCATTGCCGTCGAGGACAGCGTCGCCTTCACATCCCGGCCATCCAGGATCCGCAGCGCCCGGTCCCGGGCCTCCGCGTTGGTGAGCCGCCGGATCTCGGTGGTCTCCAGCCCGTCCCGGATGTTGGCCAGCGCCCGCTCGACCGCCTTCGGCTTACGACGGAAGATCTCCTGGATCTTCCGGTGCTCGTCGAGACGGTTGATGGCGATGTCCCGCAGCTTCAGGCCGTAGTCGAACGCGGCCTGCTCGTCGTCGGTCTTGTCCCGCAGCTCGCCCTCTTCGCTCTGGTGCAGCTCGCGCAGGTGCGCGTCCAACACCTCGACGTAGACCTGGAGCTCCTCGGGCGTCTTCCCGCGCAGCTCCTCGGGCACCTCACCACCCAGAGCGGCGGCGTCCTTCCCGCGGAGATCGTCGAGGATCACGATTGGTTGAGTCATTGCTTGATCCTTCGCATTCGCAGCGCCCCGTCGTCGAGACGCTGCTTCGTGGACATGACGGTCGACACCTCGCCCCTCCTGAACTCCGTGTCGCAGTCACCGCCACCCGCGCTCCGCGCGCCGGGTCGCCCGGTGAGGTCTGGGGTTGGCGGGGCGGCGCGCTGCGCCAGCACCTCCGCCAACTCGGGGAACGTCTCGGCGATCTCCCGCGCCAGCGCTTGTCGCGCGTCCGCGTCGAAGACCGCCAGATGACGCCGGATGCAGCCCGGGTCAAGGCCGAACTGAGCGATCACGCCCCGCAGCGCAAGCTGGCTCGGGTCGAACCGGCCACGGCCGCGTACCCCGACGCTGGTCTGCGTGTAGGCCGGGAACACCACCGGCCCCAGCTCGTACAGGTCCACCTCGGTGATCTCGCGGCGGATCGGACCCCGGTCGCCCGGGTCGTCCAGCAGTGCCGACAGATCGTCGTCAGTGACAGCCTCGCCGGCGGAGTCCAGCCAGCGCTCGCCCGTCACGCGGAACTTGAACGACATGCCGCGGATCGCCTTACCCGCGACCGCCTGCCGGATGGGCTCGACGACCTCGTTGTCGAACATCCGCGCCCGGACGAACAGGCCCTCGTCGTCCTCGCGCAGATCCTCGATGGCCGCGATGGGGACCGAGCCGGTGCGCTTGTCGTTCCCGTGATCGAACTGCATCACCGGCCAGCTGGCGCGCAACGTGCGCTTGAACGCGCCACGCGCGATCGTCTCCTCGAACTCACCCTCGTAGCCGGAGATCTTCGTCGGCTGGTCGAACACTGCGGCGTAGCCTTGCAGCGTCCGGCCGTCGCCAACCACGTCCGGGTCGGGGTCTGTGGCTCGGAACTCGACCGAGCGGCTACAGATCCTGAGTGCGGCCCTCGCGTTTCCACGCACCAGGTCAGTCTGCGGTGCCTGCATCGGGACCTCCTGTGGGTGCGGTCGGCGTCTTGGGCGCAGCGGGCGTCCCCGGCGGTTGAAGTTGCACCGAGACGTTCCCGGTGTGCTGAAGCAGGGTGATGTCCTGGGCGTCGACCGCGTCGACCGCCGACTTGGCGGTGAAACCCTCCCGCACGTAGGCGGTGATGGTCGAGGACTTGATCTGCTCGATGTCGGCCGCGTCCTTGCCGTCCTCGCGCAGCAGCGGGATGTCGGTGGTGTCGAACCACAGCTCGGCGTCGCCCGGCACGTCTACGATCGGCGACAGCGAGGCGGCTACATCCTGAAGCGTCGGGTAGAGCCACATGTCGGCGAAGATCCGCCGGGCCATCCCGAAGTTGCCGGCGTTCAGGCTCGATCCGGCCAGGCCCTCGGAGATCCCCAGCAGCGCCGCCGGCACATCCCCGATCAACGCGATCCGGGTCTCCCCGGCGCCCTGGGTGACCTTGAAGTCCAACTGCTTCAGGTCGGAGCCCACCACTGTCGCGTCGGCGCCGGCGGTCAGGTAGAGGGTGCGGTAGGCGTTGCGGATCCCGGCGTGCCGGGCCTCCATCGCGTCGACGATCTCGTTGAACTGGTCTTCAGTGACCGCCGGTATCCCCTTGACCACCATGTTCGGCGTTGCGCCGTTGGTGAAAAACGCCAATTTGTGCTGCGTGGCGGCGCGGTCGCCCTGGATCTCCTTCAGCGCCGCGGTCACCCACGACATGCCCAGCCCGGGAGACTCCGGGTCCGGGATCGGCGACCAGTGCGCCACCTCGTCCGGCAGCAGCGTGTGCGCCTGGTTGCCGTTATCCGGCCGGATCCCGCCGTTCTGGTAGACGTAGCCGATGATCTCGCCGTCGATCGCGTGCTTCGGGTCCTCCGGCTCCAGGTCCGAGCCGTACAAGATGGCGGTGAAGTCCGGCCGCAGCACCCGAAGCCGCTTCGGCTGCCGGGCCACATACGAGTTACCGGTCAGACCGGCGTGCCACTCCATCCGCGACAGCAGCTCGCCCGTGGTCGCCCGCGGCCACGGCCGCTCCAGCTGCTTCAGCGCCGAGGTGCCGAAGGTCCGCCGCGGGGTACGCGGATGCCACGGCACGTTCCGGAACCGGAACCGGGCCTGGGAGAGCACCCGGGCACGCTTCATCTGCGCGCCGAACGCCGGCGGGCACTGCTTCAGCGCCGCCGAGTAGGCCGGCAGCGTATCGGCGATGTCCTTGAGCCGCGAGCCCTGGTAGGTCTGCTGCAACCCGAACGGGTACGTTGCGCCGTTGTAGCCGAACTGGGACGGCAACAGATACTCGTTCAGCCACTGGTCGGCCGCGTACCGCTTCTCCGCCCGCCCCGGCGCCCGCTCCGCGGCGATCCGCTCAAGCAGGCCCACGCACGGCACCTGCCGGCTTGCGGGCATCCTGCCAGCCCAGCTTCACGGACGTGCCGACCACCGCCAGCGCCAACCCGGCCCGGCTCGCCAGCCAACCCACCGCGTAGAACACGCCGAGCAGCAGCGCCAGCAGCGCCCGGCCGACGTGGACCTGCCGCGCCTGAGCCATGATGCGATCGGTCGGAACCCGCTCAAGGACCGTCATCTGATCTCCCTATCGCCAGGCCCCGAAGAACTGCTGCTCCAGCTCGGGCACCTCATGCAGCACCCACACGCCCATGCACATCGCCACCGCAAAGTCGATGTGACCCCGGCTACGGCCCTTGCGCAGCGTGAACCCGCCCCGTTCCTGCGGTACCGCCACCGCCGCCTTCACGTGCGTGGTCTGGTCCGGGTCACCGTCGTGCACGATCCGCTGCTCCAGAATCAGCTTGAAGGCCAACCCGCACGCGGGAACCATCCGCGTCGGCGACTGGTCGAACTCGATCGCCCGGATGTCGTGCGCCTCCAGCATCCGCGCCGGCACCTCGAAATACCGCGGGTCGTAGACCACCCCGCGGAAGCCCAGCCCCTTGGCCTGCTCCCGGATGTAGACCCAGACGTCGTCATGCGGAATCCGGCCGCCGTGGTCCTCGGCCCGCCAGATCCGCGAACTGACGGCGATCCGGCCGTCCGGCAGCTCCTCGCACCGGTCCACCGCCACCGAATCGTGCTTCAGCGCCATGTCCACGGCCAGCAGCCACGGGTTGGCGTCATCCGAGACCCACTCGCCGCGGCAGTGGCCCCACGCCTGCGGGTGGTCCTTCAACCAGGAGTCCTCGGCAACATCCACCCACCGGTTGGCGAAGTAGCGGATCCACTCATGCGGCGGGTAGTCCGGCTTTCCCCAGGCACTGACCCGGTCCGCCACCGACCACAGCACGTCCGCTGCGGCCGACGCGGCCCGCACCGCCAGCTCCCGGTGGTCGGCCCGGCGGTAGTCCAGCCCATCCGGCGCCTCACGCCAGTCGAACAGGAACCGCGGCGACACGGACGGGTCACGCAGCACCCGCCGCCCCAGCTTCACCAGGTCACCCAGCAACGACGCGTCGATGTCGAACCCCGATGTCGACAGGCTGATCACCCGGCCTGAGCCGCGTGGCGTGCGCCGCTTCTTGGTCGACTTGCCGATGACCGTCTTGACCCGCGCCTTACGCGCGCCGGTCTGACCCTCCCGCACCGGCTCGCCCCACTCGTGCAGCTCATCGCACACGAACAGGGTCGGCAACCCACCCTCGTTCGTGCCGGCCACCGCCGCCACCCGGAAGATCCGACCCGGCCGCTTGTCGGCGAACCGGATCTCGGTGTCATAGACCTCGAAGAAGCCGCACAGCGGCGAGGCCTTCTCCACCTCGTCCCGGCCGCCGCACATCGTGGCCACCGCCGAGAACAGCAGGTCGGCCTGCTCGAAGCTGGCCGCCGCGATCGGGATGTTCGGCGACGGCACCGCGATCTGCGGCGGCCCGGCGAACTCCAGCACCACGATGGCGGCGATGAACTGGGTCTTACCGTCACCGGTGGCCGCGCCGCGTAGCGCCTCGTCGTGGTGCCACTGCTGACATTCCGGGCAGTACTCGTACCAGCGGTACAGAAACCGCTTCTGGTCCGGGCGCAGCCGGATCAGCTGGCCGTGCCAGTCGCCCTCGCCACAGATGCAGCACTCTTCGATCCACCGGACCGCGACGGCGCCCTCGGTCGGCCACAGCTGGCCGGGCTCCGGCCGCCAACCGCACGCCTGGCAGCCGGGGTCAGGCTTGGATGATCCGGGGGTCCTCGTGGGCCTCGGCCTGGGCGGTGCCGTCGTCGGTGACATTCGCACCCCCGTACCGGGTATTCATGTCGGCCAGCGACCTCTGCTGGGTGAGTACCGCGATACCGAGGTTCGAGCGCCACAGCGGGCCGATACCGAGCTGCCGCTCGCACCGCTCGGCCGCGTCCAACGCCCGGTAGGCGACCCTGTAGAGCGGGTTCTCGACCTGCTGACCTTTCGAGCCGGTCACGATCGGATGGCCGTCCGCCTCATCGACCGTGCGCAGATAGCGGTCATACTCGCGGATCCACCGGTTCAGGAGCCCCCGGTCCACCCCGGTCTGTACGCCGGACACCGGATCGTCCCAATACGCGGACCACAGCACAAGCGCCTCGCTTGTCAGCCCGTCCGGCGGAGCCAGCCGACCGCCGGCCACCACCCGTAAATCGTTGCGCCGGCCATTGCGTCTATCGACGGTAGTCCCTGCCGGCCGCTTCGTTCGCGGCATGCCATCTCCCGTGGTCGATGGAAAAACGCTCTGACCTGCGACGACACCGCAGTGGTACCACGGACAGACGAAGGGATGCGAGTCCTACCTAGTGATGCCCGTCGATGCGTGTCGGCCCCACCCCCCGGGGGGTGCCCACCCTGACCTGTCCTTCTTGCGTGCGTTGCATGGTCGACATAGGACAGCGAGTGGGCCTGCCTCCGCGCCTCCGGCTGCGACAGCGACGATGTGATCGGCGGTGAGGTCCGTGGCGGGGTGGGGTGACCTTCCCCAGCCGGGGCACCAGTTACCGACCCGCCCCCGGTGTTGAGCGACCGCCTCAGCGCGGCGTCGAGTCTCGGCGCTGGTGATCACCGGCTTGGCGACAGCGCAGCGCGGGCAGCGGCCGGACTGCCGCAGCCGCCTACCCCGGCGCTTGGCCACCCCCTTGTCGACGAGGCCCCCGCAGTCGAGACACGGCACCATGGGCATTTGTCGCCTATCCGACACTCAGGAGGCGGGGGTGAGTGTGGCCCCCGATACTTGCGAGCATGAGACCCCCAACTCGCATCACCTGGTGGGACCGACTGCTGATCGGCGCTGGGCTGCTCACGCCACCACCACTGACGACCCCGGAGGACTGGCAGCGGTACGCGGTGGCTGCTGCCCGGCGGCGGCAGGTTCCGATCGTGCTGGGCATCCTGGCGCCGGTGCTGGTGCTGGGCAGTGTCCTGTGGGCGGCCCAGCCGACGGTCGACCCGGCCGAGCCATGCGCTCGGCTGGTGGCGCAGGCGGCCGAGGTCGGTCAGATGAGGGACACCGTCGAGGACCTGGACGGGGCGATCGTCGCCTGCCCAGACCTGACCAGGTTCGCGGCCGCGACCAGCCAGCACCCGGAGCTGCTGGGGGACGTGCCGGCGCGGACATGGGTGACCAACCGGTGCCAGTACGGACCGGCGGCGGTGAAGAGCTCGACTATCTGCTCGAACCTGACGGGTCGGTAGCCTCCAGTTGGGCCTTCTTCGCCATCCCGAGCCGGGTGATGGCCACGGCCGCGTACCCGAGGATCGTGTCCGCGTCGTACCGCTGGTGGAGGAGCCGGGCGAGGCTGAGCGCCACCGTGTGGGGCGGCTGGCCGAGCAGGTCCGCGGCGGCGGCACCTACCAGGATGGTGAGCTGCCGGTCGGCCCGCTCCCATTTGCCGGCGAGGTCCTGGTCGCTCATGGCGACTCCGCCGTACCGTCGATCAGGTCGCATAGTTGGCAAACCTTGGCCGCCAGGATCTCGACTGGGTCAACGGGCTGGCTGCCGTCGGGTGGCGGGTTCTTGACCGTAGCGTCAATGATCTCGATCATGTCCCACAGGCGGCGGGCTATCGCCTCGTCCCTGCTTATGGCTTGTTGGTGGTGGACTCGCAGAGCGGCGAGTTCCTGCTTGTCGGCGAGGTCCTGGTCGCTCACCGGGCACGCCTCGTCCGCATGCACTGTTGCGTTGCACGATAACAGATCATGCCGCTGGCCTGCTCACATAGGCGGCGAGCGGGGAGGCGACGGTGAAGTGGATCTCCAGAAGCGGCCCCGGCAGGAAGGTGAGGTAGTCGCGCGTGGGCGGCCCTTCTACGGGCTCCCGCTTCACAGTCCATGTGCCGACCTCCTGATCCAGGTCAACGTTGTGCTGGTCGAGCAGTTCACGCAGGGTCATCGCGGGCCTCCAGCTCTGGTCGTGTGCCGATTTCCTCTCGCTGGGCAACGCGTCGCCCGAGCGGGCTAACGCCGATAATGCGAGTCCAAGCGGAACGCATGCCGCCGCCTTCGACCCCGATCGAACTGTCTGCGACGACGCCAACGCCGAACAGGGTCTCGCTACGGCCGTCGACCCGGACCGAAACCCGGTCACCAAGGTCGGGCAGGCGCTGATCAACCTCGACCTCCACCGACCAGTGCGTCAGGCCGGGGATGAACTCGGGCTTGCCCGGTCGGCTGACCGTGGCGGGCTCCATTTTCTCGCCACAAATCGTGCACATGTAGACGGTGACGTCGTAGCCCTCGCAGCCGTCGGTATCACCGATACCCATGAAGTGCTCGCCGGTGCAGTCGTGATGCTCGTCCTTGGCGGTCAGTGTCGGCAGTTGTCCGTCGTGGGTCCAGGCATGATAGTGGCCCTGCTGGTCGACGTGCTCCCAGCGCGGATCCGGGGCGGTCTTAACGGCCACGGTCACATCTATCTGCTCGACCTCCACGCTGAGCGTGCCCGACACCGGGGCGGCGTTGATCGACACCGCAGCCCCCGTTACGACGGTCATGTGCTGATCCTCTCTCGCATGGCAACCCGCAGCTTGTATACCTCGCCGAACCGGATCCGGCCGGCCACGGTCAGCCGGCGCCGGCTGGCCCACGAGCGGACCGTGCCGGCCGGGGTCGGCCAGCCGTGGAGGCTGAGCAGGTGGGCGCACTCCTCCGCGGTCAGCCGGATGTCCATCGCGGCGGCCAGGATGGTCGCTGAGCGGCCGGTGGCGCTGTGGGCTGCCTGGCAGGCGGGGCAGTGGACGTAGGCCGCCCTGGGTGACGCTGACAGCCGCTGCCGGCACGGTCCGGCCGCGGTGGGGGCCAGGCACGGGCCGGCATCCAGCCGCCGCGGTGGTGGCCGGTCCACCGCCGGCTCGATCCGGCCACACGCGTAGACCAGCTCATCCCACGCCTCGCCGGCGAACGGCTGGTAGCGCAGCCACTTGAGCTGACCGGCCAGCCACCGCATCAGGTCCGGGGTGTCCTCGGGCAGGCTGCCGGGACCGGCCCGGATGCCGTGACGCTCCTCCAGCACCACCCGGCACCAGGTGACGACCGTGTTGCGCACCGCCTCCGCCACCTCGGCCGCCAGCCAGCTGAACGGCAGCCCGGTTACGGTGCCGATGTCCTGGTCGGCGTAGTGGCGCATCCGTCCGGAGTCGGGGCGAATCGGCTGCGCCGGCGCCCGACCGCGGGCGCGCGGTCCCGGCTCGGACATCCGCGCCAGCCGGGCAACGGTCACCTGCAGCTCCGGCCACAGCTCGGCCGCATCCTTGAGCTGGGCGGCCAGGTCACGCTCACACGCCGCATCCACCCAGCCGGTGTCGGGCTGGGGACGGCCGCAGACGGCACAGTCGGCCATCAGTCGTCCAGGCCGAGCCGGCGGGCCTCGGCGAGCCGGTCGAGCGTCCGGTACATCGGCTGGAGTCCGCCCAGCAGCCACAGCACGGCCCGCTCCTTGACATGGTACCGGTCCCATAGCGCGTCGATCTCGGCTGGTGGGGCTTGTCGGCTGTAGGCCGCCTCGATCTGGTCCAGGATCCGCTGGAGCGCATCAATCGGCATAGTCGTCTCCCTCCGCGGCTCGCATCACGAGCCGCATTTCGGTGGGGTGGACCACACCGACGCCGTCCACCTCGTAGCCGTGGACCTGGCGCAGCGGAACCCAGCTCTCGGCGGCCAGTGCTTCCATGATCCGCCCGGCGGTGGCCCACAGCCGGCGGGTGGTGGCGGAGGTGTCCGGGTCGGGCAGCGGGTCGTTCGGTATGCGCGGCCGGTACAGGATCTCGTAGACCAGGTGCTGGGCGTCACGGTCAGCCGGCATCGTCGGCCTCCCCGTCCTCCAGCCGGGCCACCTCGGCGGCCAGCCGCTCACGCTTGGCGCGCAGCTTCTCGGCACCGGTGTGGGCGAGCATCAGCAGCAGCGGCAGGGCCAGCGGCCAGGCGGCGACGCAGGCGATGCCGGTCCACAGGGCGCGGGCGAAGGCGGCCGTCCACCCATCCTGGATCGTGTACCGGGCCCCGTACTGGTCCTTCTTTTCGACCGGCCCGCGGCGTGGCTGGTCGCCGAGGATCCGCACGAACGCAGCCCGGCCGATGACAGCGCCGAGCAGCAGCCACCCCCAGATGCTCAGCAGCGGGATCATGCCGACTCCTCTCCGGCTGGGGCCGGCTCCGGGGTGCCGGGGACGGGGCGGACCTTGAGGAGGTCTTGGCAGTGTGCCTTCATTGCTTCCCTAGCGCGAGTCTGACTCTTTCCGTGCGGGGCGAAGACAAGTGGGCATCCGCAGGAGCATTGATATTCCTTGGCGGTGACGCGTACAAGGCGGTGACCCCTGACCCCACGACCGACCAGGGGAAGCCCCCTGGCTACCGGTGACACCCTGCCAAGGGCCGACTGCTCGCCCGGACGCGGAAAGTTCAGGGCAGCGTAGTCACCGAAGTAGCGGCGCGCTGCATCGTCGTAGGCGAGTGCTGCATCCTCCTCCGACATGAAGCGGCCAAGCTTGATCTGCTTCCCCTGCGGGTAAATCCTCGCTAGCCACCTAAGCCTCGACGTGTCCCAAACAACGCCCTTGTAGCGAGATGTTCCCTTGGTTTTTTGGCGATTGGCTTGGTTCTGTGACTCAGTAGCAGGTCGCAAGTTGCAGCGCCGGTTGTCCAAGCCGTTGCCGTTGATGTGGTCAACCCGTGGCCAACCGGTCAAGAAGGTGTGCACGAACTGGCCTCGCTCTCGCACGGAATCCACATCAGGTTCTAGGAAGCGTCGTCGTGCGTAATAGGTTTCCCGCTTCCCCGCAGGACGCCACCTGAACTGGGAGACAGCTTCCGCATCGGCATCATCGACTAGCAGAAACAGACCATGATGCAGTGGGATTCGCACGACCGTCACCTGACATCTCCAATACTGCGGGTGCCGGCGCGGATCTCGGCAGCGATACGGCACAGGTCCCCGGCCAACTCGGTCTGGCTCCAGCGGGACGCCAGGCCGGCGCCGAAGACCAGCGCGGCGGCTGCGGCGTGCCGGTCCCGGGCCTCCATGTCCCCGGCGGCCCGCTCCCACAGGTCGGCGGCCCGGCGGGCGGTGGCCAGCTCGGCGGCCTGCTCGGCATGGTCGGCAGCCCACCTGTGGTTCGCCTCCACCGCCTCAGCCAGCTCGGCGTCCCGGCGGGCCAGCTCGGCGGCCTCCCGGTCCCACCCGGCCCCGGCGGCGGCAGCAGCCCCGCGGGTGGTGGCCAACTCGGCGCGGAGCCGCCGCACCGAGTCGCTGCGCTGCCGGTCCCGTTCAGCCAGCGCGTCGTAGAGCTGGGTGCTGCGGGCATCCAGCGCCCCGGCGTACCGGCCCAGGTCCTGAGCGGCAGCGGCGGCGGTGCGTTGCCCTGACGGCTCGTCCAGCTTCACCCCGGACGCCTCCACCCGCGGCGGCGGCGGGGCGGTCACCCCGTGCGGGCCACGCTCGAAGGCGGCCAGCACGTCGGCGACCGGCTCGTCTGGCTCCGGCTGGTCGGCGTGTAGCAGGTCATCGGCCGCGCACGGGTCCGGGCAGTCCAGCCGCGAGCAGGTGACATGCCCGGCCTCAGCCAGGAACAGCGAGCTGCCCCGGCAGGCCGGGCAGCGGCCGGCGACGCGTGGGAAGCCGACGCCGACACCGTGGGATGCCGTGGTCGGCTGCGGCTTGGGCTGGTCCGCCGGCTTGCTCGGTGGCGGTGGTGGTGGCTGGTGGGTGGTCATCGGGTGGCCTCCAGGGTGCCCGGAGCGGGTGAGGCGGGGTGGTCGTAGGTGGATGGGCGCCAGCGTGTCCGGGTCAAGCGACCGGACATGCATCCACCCGCCGGCGTCGCCATCCAGCGGCATGCCGTACATGACGCGGCTGCGACAGGTGCGGCAGTTGGCGAGGTCGCCAGGCTGGCCGAGGTTCAGGTAGTCGCCGGTGGGCCGGTTGGTCTGGTCCAGGTGGGCGAGGATGTCGTACTCGCTGGTCATGGGGTCTCCTTGGTGGTCGGTAGCTGCTCGCACGCCACGCCGTCCCCGTCGACGTCGAGCTCGTACGGGTCGTCCCGGTCGCGGTCGAGCTGACGCTGCGCCTCCGGCTGGGTGGTGAAGTCGTCGCAGTTCCGGTCGTCTCCGGCGGGGCAGCCGGACAGGGTGAGCACCAGGGCGAGGCCGACGGCGACCCGGGTAGTGGTCCCCAGCAGTGGCCGGATCATGGCTGGCTCCCGGCGTTAATCAGGATGGCGCCGATGAGGATAGGGACGATGATCGCGAGCAGGATGATCCAGAACCAGGCCGGCCCGCGCCAGCCCTCCTGGCGGTAGAGCACCCGGTTCGCTAACCCGAGGATGGCGAGTACGGGCGTGACGACGAGGGCCGCGCCGATCCAGAAGATGGCGGTCATGGTGGGTCCTTTCTGGCGAGCCGCTCACTGCGGCCAGGTGGGGGTCATGAGGGGTGTCCGGGACAACGGTCTGTGGCCTTCCAGGGCCACTCGTTCGGGTCGCCGTGGACTAGGTAGTTGGGCCAGCTGCGGTCATCCCGGCCACCGCGCCAGTGCTTGACCTGAACCTCCCGAGGGCGGCTGCCAACCATTGGAGAGCCGTCGACCGGCCGGATGCCGAAGCCGAACTCGGGCCAGCGCAGTAGCAGACTGGACCCGGCCGGGCGGACAGAACGCTTCAGCCCTTGCTCCCCGTGGCCGGCGTGGGCCTCGGTGATCAGCGCGCAGTCCGTGGCCACCCGTACCCGGTCGAGCACCGCGGCGACACGGCGGGCGGGTAGCTCCTCATTCATGTTGGCCTCGTGAAGGCGGTAGAACGGGCCGATGAACAGGACGTCGGGCTGGTGGGCGCGGACCCGTTCGGCGAGCCATTCGGCCCATTCATCTTTGGTGAGGTCGACACCTTCCGGTCGGTGGATCAGCCGGAGTCCGCCGGCGGGGACGCGGTGCTGATACTGGATGGACGCGGCGGCCAGCGGACGGAACCGGCGGCGGGACTGCCGGATGCTGTTCTCGCAGTCGATGAACAGCACCCGCTGGGGGGTGCACTGGTCATGACGGTTCCAGTCGAACGGGTGCATCCCGGCGGCGATCATCACGGCCATCTGCCGCAGCAGCATCGACTTGCCGAGTCCCTCGAACCCGGTCAGCACGAGCCGGTCGCCGCGTTCGAGGATGTCCGGGACGATCCAGTTGTAGGGTTCGTCAGCGGAGCCCACGAATTCCCACAGGTCGGGCGCTAGTTCGGGTCGGGCTTCCTGCTCGCTGTCGAATGTGACTTCCAGGTCGGCCAGGGGTTGACCGGCGCCGACGTGGTCGGTTACGTCCTTGCCGGTGCGTGGTTCGACTATCCGGACCGCCTCGGCGGCAGGTAGCAGGGCGTCGCGTACCTGCCTGGCGTGGGCGCGGCCGGGTTCGTCGGCGTCGGCGGTGATGGTGACGACTGCCCCGCGGAGGGTCTCGGTGTACTCGGGTCGCCATTTGCCGGCGCCGCCCGGGTTGCAGGTGGCTACCAGCCCGTGGCGGTGGAGGGTGTGAGCGTCCTTCTCGCCCTCGCAGACGTAGACCTCCCGCCCGTCGCGTACTGCGGCGATGACCTCGGGCAGCCGGTACAGGACGCGCCGGACATCGCCAAGCTTCCAGGTCCAACCGCTGGCCGCGTTCGGGTCCGGCCGCCGTTGCCGGAAGTCCTTGGTGGCGGTGCGGCACACCTGGTAGAGCAGCTGGCCGTTCTCGTCCCGGTAGTCGTAGATGGCCACGGCCGGGCCGGCGGGGGTCCAGTTGTCGTCTCGTTCGCGTTCGCGTGTGGTGCTCAGGTCTTCCCAGGTCAGCCCTAGCGCGGCCAGGACGTCCCGCGGGTCGCAGCCGGCCTGGCAGTGGAAGACCACGGGGTGTTTCTGGCCGGGGCCGACGGTGAGGCTGGCGGTCCGGTCGTCGTGGGCCGGGCATTGAACGACGTAGCCGGCACCGGAGCGTCTGACGGTGGCGAACTTCGGTAGGACGATCTCGCGTAGTGGGTCGACGGGGGTCAGTTGTTCCACCACCCTTCGTCGTTGCGTGGCGGCGGCGGTTGGTCGGTCCACCGTTCGCCGTTGAGCCAGGTGGCCGGGTGGGCGGTGTACTGGGGTTCTTGGCCGCGGCGCTGCTCGGCGTAGTGGTTGGCACCAGCGATGATGTCGGCTGGGTCGGCCGCCTTGGTCGCCTTCGGCCAGGCTTTGCGTGCCTGGCCTTTGCCGACTTTGCGCGGGTATGCCGCCCAGAACGCTGACCAGTGTGGATCATCATCGGTCGGCGGAGCCGACTTCCCCCGGCGGGGGGTAGGGGGGTTAGACACAGACTCAGACACAGACACAGACACAGAGCGGTTTGGATTCCGCTCGGAGTCCGGACCGGACTCCGGTGGGTGTCCGGTCCGGACAATCTGTCCGTCTACCTGCGAGTTCCCGTTTTGCCGTGCGAGTTGCCGTACCCGCCGCTTGCGTTCGCGGTCATAGTCTCTGTCCGCCTCAACGCGTGCGCGGGTGAGGTTCCTGGCGTCCCACTGGTGGAACCGGAAGCCGCCCTTGACTCGCCTCCACAGCCCGCGTCCCACCAGTTCGCTCGCAGCTTCGGCCGACACCGTGGAGAGCAGGCTCAGCACGTCCTCGGGGACGAAGCCGTCAAGCAGCTTCGCCACGGAGTACGAGCCGGCCCGCACCCAGAGTGCGGTTGCGCTGTCGCTCATCCCGATGGTCTTTGGGTGGTCGTAGAAATCAGGGTCGACTTGGAACCTCACTGGCATCACACAGCCCTCCGCTGCGGCCGCGGTGCCCGGACGAACGGCAGCTCGCCCGGACGGTAGAGGGCTCCGCCCTCCGCCAGCCAGAACTTGTTGGGCTCCTTCCTCGCTCGAAGATGCCGGCGGCAGCTCCACGCGCCGGCGTAGTCCATGAAGCAGTGGTGCTGGCATTCTGGGCAGCGGACGATCACGATGTCCTGGTCGTCGCGGCTGCCGTGCCATTGGGCGGTCTCACCCGGACCGGGTGGCCGTAGCACCACCACCAGGTCGGCTGCCCAGTCCCACTCGTCGTAGCCGAGCGTGTCCTGGAGCTGTTGGATCTTCTCGACCCGCTCGTTGTGAGGCCCCTTGACCTCGGCCCAGACCCGCTGGGACTTGAGGTAGAAGTCGGGCCGGTATGCCTGGCCGCTGTTGAGCCGCAAGGCGACAGGTTCGTACTGCCAGTACCAGCCGAGGGTGTCGAAGGTGGCGGCCCAGTCGGCTTCGAGGGTGGACGCAAATGACGTGCCGGCGTATCGGGTGCGAACCGCCTTGATTGCGCTCACCGCCACCTCCCTATTCGTTACTGCGACGCTATGCGCCGCAGTTCCGGCCCGCCAAATACGCCTGTGGATGGAGCTGTGTACGGCGTTGTGGATATCGCCGTGGTTCTGTGGACTTCGCTGCCCACAGGCTGTGGGTAAACCTGTGGACATGCGTGTCGCACGCTGCTTGGCCTGCTATTTCGTCATCCACCTCCTGTGGGTTCAAGGTTTTCGGGAACGATTTCCTCCGGGGCGCGGTGGCAGTCGCACTCGCACCACGACTTGTCGCACGCCGCGGGCGCGCCGGGTGCGCAGAAGTGGAGGCACTCGCCGGACACGTTCTCGTCGTCGGTGAGGTACTCGATCTCAGCCACAGGTGCACCTCGCGATCACCAGCAGGCAGCCGCGGCATCGCAGCGTGTACCCGTCCTGGTCGTACGCGCCCATATACGTCTGCCACCTTCCGCACCGGCAGGGCAGGGCGTTGCGGCGGTTCAGCTCGGCCACCAGATCGGCGTCGCTGGCTTTGCGAAGCTCAACCATCGCGCATCGCCTCGTCCAGGGTCGGCTGTGAGCCCACCGCCGCGTGGAACGTCTCGATCGCCGGCCGCCACAGCCCGTGCCGCTCGACCACGGCGGAGAACTCCTCCAGGTCATGACCGCGGACGATCAGCCTCTCATCGGCGCCGGCCGTGCCCAGGTGGCACAGCTCGTGGTCGACCAGCGCCACCCGCTGAGCCTCGGTCAGCGTCTGCCACATGTCGGCGGCGATCTCCAGCACGAAGAACTCCACCTCCTCCGGCGGCTCATCCTTGAGGGCCAGGTGCACCAGGTGGGCGGGTAGGCCGGTGACCTTGCGGGCCTTGCCGAGCACGACCTTGCCTTTGCTGCTGGCGGCCTTGTCACGCCACAGGTAGCGGATGGGTACGTCGAGCAGGTGCCGGTGGTGCTGCTCGATCAGCTTCTCGGCGATCCGCTCGACCTCGGGCGCAACATAGTACGAGGTGCTCATGGTGATACCTCCGCGGTGATGACGGGATAGTGGTGGGGGTCGCCGTAGCCCTCGATCCGGAGCAGGCTGACGGCGTCGCCCAGGTGGAGCCGCAGCGGCAGCGGGCCGGCGATCCGGCTGTCCAGCCAGTGGCGGCCGTCGAGCCAGGCCCACCAGCGGCCGGCGTTTGCCGGCCCGACCCCGCGTCGCTGGGTGACCAGCACCCCGAGGTCCGCGCCGGCGTTGAGCCGCTGCTGCTCCAGGTCGTGCAGCCAGCGGCAGATGTCCAGGTCGCTGGCTGTCTTGGCAGCGGCGCCGCCTTTGATCGACCAGCAGATGCCGGGGGTGCCGGTGATGTCCCCGGCATCGTCCCGGCCGTGTAGTCTGCGCCGCTCGGCCTGCGGGAACCCGGCGCCCTGGAGGTAGCGGACCACGTCGGTCTCGGTGTGGGTGCCGATGTCACCCGGGCTACGTGGCGCCATCGGTCACCCCGCTGCCGGGTTCGGCCGTGGCCGGCCAGTCCTCGGCGGCCGGCTCGTCGACTACCTCGCCGTCGATGTCGGGCAACGGCAGCTCGACGCCAGCCGGCATCCCCGGCGAGGTGGCCACGCGGTTCGCCTCAGCGATAGCCCGGGCAATCTCCATCCGGAACTCGGCCGACGTCGGCACCCACTTCTGTAGCTGCCGCACGCCGGACTTGAGCCACATGCTGGCCTCGTGGTGGACCCACGGCGAGTACTCAGAGTTGGCGCCCTCGGCGCTGGCCTTGATGCGGGCGATGTCTTCGGCGCCGAGCTGGACGACGCGCGAAACGGCGCCGTCCTTCATCCGCGCGTAGGCGTAGACACCTAACAGCCCTCCACGGCTAGCCGCTCCAGTGAACGGCGGCCAGTTGTGCCACGGGATTTCCTGCGGACCCTGCCAGCGCGGCGGGATCTGGCGGTCGAGCTGGCCGGCCACGAACTCGTACTGGTCGTGCTCGCGGACGACTTCCGCCACGATGGAGGAGACGGCGCCGGCGCGGTACATCAGCTCGATGTATCCCTGGTACCCGACGATCCCCAGGATCTCCAGCTTTCCCTTCACCTTGCGGGGGGTGAGGTAGTAGCCTTCGGTGCCGGGCTCCAGCCCGAGCCTGGCGGCATCCAGCAGGGCGGCGAGGAACTTGCCGGGGTTGTTGGCGGCGGCGACTTCGAGCACGAACATGCCGCGCTGCGGTGACTTCGGGTCGTCGATCCGCTTGCCGCGCTTGAGGGCGCCTTGGGCGAGCCGTACCCAGGTCTCGGCCTTGATGTGCGATGGGAGCACCTGGGCGAAGCTGGTGGAGTACTGCTTGATGAGCCCGGCGGGGCTGTTGTCGCGCTGGGCGACTGCGTTGGTGATGGTCTCAGCCATTGGTGAGCACCTTTCCCGGGTTGAGCTTGTCGATGGTGGTGGGTCCGACCTCGTAGGGCTTGCGGTCGTAGACGGAGCGGGACACGACCAGCCGGCCGCCTAGTGTGAGCCGGCGGCCGGCGGCGAGCAGGCCGCGGGCGCGTGCCTCGTAGCGGTCGCACACTGCGGTGGTGCGTGCCTTGATCTGGCGGGCGCGGCGCCACCCGTCGGCGAATGACGGGTCGACCTCGATCGGGTCGTCGTGCTGGATGGACGGGTGCAGCCGTTTGAGGGTGGTGATGGTGGCGGGGTGGCCGTCGTCGATGTCGGGCGGGTCGAGCTGGTTGAGCCGGTCGAGGAACCGGCGCCCGTGTTCGACCATCAGCTTTATGTCGGCCGGGTCGATCGCGCCGTCGTAGGTGCGGAACCCGGACGGGCCGAGGACGCCTAGATACCACTGCTCGACGCCGAGGACGTGGCACTGCCACAGCGCCTGAGCCCGGTAGTAGACGGGGATGTCGTCGGTTCCGTCGTCGCCCCAGCCGTCCCACGTGCCGCTCCACTTGCACTCCAGCACCGCCAGCGGCGGACCCAGCGACTGCGAGCAGGTCCAACAGTATGTGCCTAGCGTCGGCCAACCGGTTTGAGTGCGGCCGTCGCCGCACTCAGCGCACGACGGATGCACCAGCCGGTCGGGGGTGGCGAGCATCCACGGTTGGTCGCCGTGGGCGTAGAGCCCGGCTGGGGCGAGGGTGAGGTTCTCGTGCGGGTCGCACCGGTCGGCCCACAGGTCGGCAACCGCCTGCTCCACGGCGGCGCCGATGCTCATCTCGTCCGACTGCTCCTGCCGCCAGTCGTTGACCTTGGACCAGTACAGGCTGAACGGTGACTCCCACTTCGAGATGCCGAGCACGGCGGCGATCTCGCTGGCGGAGATGCCTTCCCGGCGTAGCCGGTGCCACTCCGGCTCTGTGGGTACAGCCCGGTCCGGTGGCAGTAGCTCTACGGCCAGTCGACCCACTACGGCCACACCGCCACGATGCGCGTCCCGTCGCCGGCGGCGTGCCGGCCGGAGTGACCGAGCGGACGCGTGCACACGTACGGCCACTCCGGACCGCCGTATACCGCAGGGCAGCCCGGGGACGGGTTCGGGGTCAGGTCCAGCGGCAGGTCGGAGCGCAAGGCGCCACGCCGACGCTCGGCTGCGAAGGTCCAGGCCCTCATGCCAGTACCTCCATGGTGGGTGTGCGGTCGGTGCCGGCCAGCCAGCCCAGCCGCCGCCGGACGGCCACCGGCAGCGGCTCCTGGCCCCAGCTGCCGGCGATCCACCGGGCCACGGCCACGCTCAGCTCGTGCCGCCCGAGCGCCACCGTGCGCCAGTAGGCGGTCCGTTGGGTGAGCCCGTCGGCGAGGCAGTTGCCACCCTCCAGGCCGGTGCGGCAGCGGGTGATTCCGCAGTGGGGGCAGCTCCACCCGGCCGGCCGGGCTGGTGCGGTGCGCCATAGCGGGCCGGCGGGGGTCAGCTCGCCGGCGGCTGGCAGTCGTTTGGTGCGTGCTATCAGCGCCTGGTCTTCGGCGTCGAGGCGGCGGCGGCCGACGATGCCGGACCACCACCACAGGCCGGTGAAGAAGCCGGCGATGAGCAGCAAGAGCACGATACGGATCATGAGCGTGTCCTCTCTGGTTGGTCGGCTGCGAGCGTCTCGGCGAGCCGGCACAGCGGGTCGACCGGCTCGCCCCGCAGCCGGTGCCGGCGCGCCCCGCCCGGGCTGCCGCACGGCCCCGCCGGCGGCCGGTCCCGCAACGACGCCCGCTGGCAGCCGCGGCCGCAGTACCGCTGGCTGGGGCGGCGGGGGGCGAACAGCGCCCCGCACTGCTGGCAGGTGGCCAGCGCCCGGCCGGTCCGTTCGGCCGGGGTGCGGCCGCCCCACACGCCCGAACGTTCGCCGGTGTCGACCGCCCACCGCAGGCAGGCGCCGGTGACGGGGCAGCGGCGGCAGATGGCGACGGCGGGCCGCACATCGGGGTGGCGGCCGGAGGCACCGCGTTCGGCCGCGATGGGGAAAAACGTCTCCGGGTCGACGTCCCGGCAGGCGGCGTGAGTGCGCCAGTCCGGGTCGCGGGGGGCGTGGGTGGTGTTCAGCTCAGGCAGACGCATCACGGCCTCCCGTGGGCCGTCGGGCAGCCGGGGCGGAACATCACTCCGGCGGTCGGACAGGTGCAACCCGGCCAGGCGGTCTTCCGCCAGCCGCCGGCGGTGAGCGCCTCCAGCACCGATACGGCAACGGCGGCACGGGTGATCTTCTTGCTCGGGAAGCGCCAGAGAGTATCGGCCACCAGCTTCACGTCGGCGTCGGTCCACAGTGGCTCAGCCATCACCGCCACCCTTCGAGGTCGTCCTGGCTTCGGCGGGTGGCGACCGGGCTGCCGGCGGCCAGCATCAGCGTCCGGCAGATCCGGCCGTGGAAGATGGCGCTCCGGTGGGTCCACGCCCGGCCCTCGATCTCCCCGCCGCCGGGGCGTCGGACGATCCACAGCCACCGGCGCCAGTACCCACGGAGGCGGACGGTGTGGAGGGTCAGCCCGCCACGGCTGTCGACGATCACGACCCGGCCTCCAGCTCCGAGCACTTCGGGCAGTGGAACCGGTCGCCGCCGTCCGCGGTCCAGTCGTATACATCGACAGCCTCGTCCACCGCGACCGACCGCTCGCCATACGCGGCGAACTCGCCATACTCGCACCGGATACCGCAGTTGTCGCACTCCACCCAGTAGTAGGGCGCACTCTTAACCGGCATCGTCGGTCCTCCCGTTGGCGGCGATCTCCCGGTCCAGCAGGGCGAGCTCGGCCGCGGCCCGGGCGTGCCGCTGCGCGAGCGTCTCGGCGGGCATGCCGCACATCAGGTTGAGGGTGACGGCCCCGCCGGCGAGGGTGCCGGTGGCGACGTGGATGTCGACCCCGTGGCCGCGTGAGCGCACGCCGGCGGGGATGCCGGCGGCGCGGGCCGCCGCGTCCACCGTCTCGGGGTGGCCGGCCGGGTAGTGGAGGGTGATGGAGGCGGCGTCCGGCCGGTGCTCGTCCAGCAGCCGGCCCAGAATCAGCCCGGTGGTGGCGATCAGCTGGCCGCTCACCGGACGGCCCTGGTGAGTCGGACGTGGGCTTGGGTAATGCGCACCAGCCGCATCATGTCGCTGATCCCGTCGGCGCCGAGGGCGGCGCCGACGGCGTCGGCGAACTCCTGGTAGTGGCCGAGCAGGTCGCGGCTGCCCGGCCCCGACCGTGGGTCGGTGCTAGGCTCGGGCTGGCTGTTCATGGCAGCTCCTTTCGGTGATGTGCTGGCCCCGCCCTCGGGCGGGGCTGGTGTGTGTCTGGTGGCGGCCGTCAGCGGCAGGGGCAGCGGCCGCCACCAGAGAGCCGCCCCGCCCGGGCTGGGCTGTGACCCGGGCGGGAGTCAGGTTGGCGAGTGGCGGGTCCAGGTAGCGCCACTCGATCCGGGTCACCTCGGTGGTGGCTTGGCAGCGCATGTGCCGGCAGAAGAACTCCACGAACTGCCGGCCGGTCATAACCGGGAAGCCCTCGCGTTCGACCTCGCGGTCGTCGAGCTGGATCATGTACAACGGCTCTGGCCGCACCGACACGACCTCGACATCGGTTAGCCGTACCAGCGGCTCGCCGGCCGTGCGACCTTGGACCTTCCGGCACAGGGTCAGCCGGTCACCGGGCTTGAGGAATCGCCAACCCAGCCGGCGGGTCACCGTCTTTCGCCGGTCGCGGACGGCCTGCTCAGTCAACGCGACGGACATGAGCCGGCTCATGCCGCACCTCGCACGGGCGCCCGGCCGGGTGTGTAGACCACCTGCCGCGGGCGGGCGGGCAGCTGGGTGCCGCCGGTGCGGTGCCGGCCGGCGGCGGACCCCCGGGGGAAGGGGGGGCCCACCACCGGCCGGCCGTCCCACCCGGCTTCCATCCGGGTGGGAGTGTGGGCGGCGCCCGCCCCCGCACCCCAACCAGGGGCGGGCGCCGCAACCCCGGCTGCAACCGCGACACCTGACGCGGGAGCCTGGGGGTCCACCCGGCGGACGTGAGCCGGGTGGGGTATCAGAAGCTGGGTGACGATGAAGCCGGCGCCGAGTAGCGGGATGGGGCCGGCGACCAGCAGCAGCCACAGCCCGACGCTGGTGCCGGCGACGGCGCCGCCGATGGCCAGGGTGGTGGGGTGGGTGGCCCACACGGCAAGGCGGCGGCGGATCACGACGCACCACCGTGCGGGCAGCCGGCCGACAGCTCGGGGACCACGCCCATCCGCTCCATCCAGCACCGGTCACACATCGGACCCAAGAACCGGGGGGCCGGCGTGTACTGGGCCGCTGTGGACATCGCCGGCTTCAAGCTCATGATGCCGAGGACGCGGCAGATGGAGCCCGGCTGGAACATGGCCGAGACGGTGATGGCCACGGTCACCACCCCGCCACGTGGATGATGACCAACGCCACCGCCGATGCTGCGGCGAACCACAGGCTCAGCACTGCCCAGCCGCGCAGGTGCCGGGCCAGCGTCGGGTCCCGGCGGATCACTGGGTCACCTCGATGGTCGACCGGACCACAGCCCGGTCCGTGGTGATCTCGTCCACGGTCAGCGTGGACACAGTGCCGTCCTGCATGGCGATGAGCAGCGGCTCCCGGCGGATCATGACCCACCGCCCGGGGTGGCGCGGCGGGTGGCGATCAGCTCTCGCCACGCGGCGGTGAGCGGTCCGTAGTCGCCGCTGATGCCTGACACATTGAATCCCAGAGGGATCGCGGCGCCGGAGCTTAGTTCGTGCCGTGACAGGAATTCCACGTACAACCCGGCGAGCTGGCCGCCGACGCACCGGATGCAGCTTTCGAGGTCGAGCGTGTCCAGGTCGATCCGGTCGATCCAGCCGGGCTCGTGCTCGTCCAGCCAGGCGGCGCCGGCGGCGACCCGCTCGGCGATGCTGCTCATGGCGTGTCCTCTCCGGTGGTGACGGAGCGGGCAGCGGCCAACCGGGCGGCCAGCTCCGTCCGCTGCGCGTGACCCTCCGGGGTGGCCCACAAGCCGTCCAGCTCGACCAGCCCAGCGGCTACCGGGTCGCCGCATCCGTCACGATCGGGACGGTGGGCGTCGAACCCGCCGAGGTTGCGGAAGGTCCGGCCGCAGCATCGGCAGTGGCACTGGCCGGCCTGAAGGTGCAGCGTCGCGCTCATGGCGACAGCTCCTCTCCGGTGGTGGCCGGGTCGATCCCGACGATGACGGTGACGGTGGCCAGCCCGCCGCCGGCGTACAGCGGATGCCCGTCCGGGTCGCGGCGGGCGCGGGTGACCTGTAGCCAGCCGCCATCCCGGTCGGCGCGGATGGTCAGGTCGAGCAGGTCGGCGGGATCGACCCCCCAGGCGGTGAGGGCGGCGGTGAGGGCGGCGTGGGGGATGGCGACCGGGTCGCTCACTGGACTGCCTCAAATTCGGAGGTGTGCATCCAGTCGTCGCCGAGCCCGCCCGGGTCCTTGAACCGGAACGTCTCGGGTCCGAACTCGCATTCGTCGCCGTCCTCGCAGGTGCCGATCTCCAGCACTTCGACGACGACCGGGAAGTCGGGCATCTGCACCTTGTCGCCGATCTCGAACTTGGCCATGTCAACTCTCCTCAGTGGTGTCGGTGTAGGGGGATGGCGACCGGGTCGGCGCTCACGGGGTCACCGCCTCGGCGTAGCGGGCTACCGCCTTCTCCAGCTCCTCCACCGGAACCCGGCCCGGGCGGTAGTCGCGGGCGAATCCGCGCGGCGCCTGCGTGATCGTGCCCTCGGCGTCGAACCGGAAGTAGTCGGACTTCTCGGTCGTCGTGCCGCCCCGAACAGAAGAACCAGCGTCGACCCGAATCGAGTAGGTCCCGTCACCCCGCTTCCGCACCGCCGGGTAGGTGGTCAGCCCGTTGATGCCGTACAGCTGGAACGGCACCAGCCGGAACCGCTTCTCGATCTCCGCGAACTGGATCACCCGCGCCGGCTTCGCCTTCGCTGCCATGTCACTTCTCCTTGGTGGTGGGGTGGTTGAGCCGGCGCAGCAGTTCGGCCGCCGGGGTCAGATGGTCCGAGAACCCGGTGGTCTCGTGCGCGCCGAGCCGGTCGGGGCGGGGGTCGTGCCGGTCGGGCTGCTCTCCGGCGCGGTGCCGCAGCAGCAGCCACGGCAGCATCAGCAACGTCAGCGCGCAGCCGGCGCGGGGCGGCTTCCCACCGCCGGTGCGGCTGGCCCGGCCGGCGAGCTGCCCGGCGCGGTAGGCGGCCACGTTGTCGTGCTGGGTGGCGCGGGACGGGTCGACCCGGTGGGCGCGGCTCACGACGTCACCGCCGGCTGCTCCGAGCCGGGGCACCAGTTGGCGCCCCGGCTGGGCAGCAAGTGGGCCGGCAGCATGGTTCCGGCGACGACCGGCCGCAGCAGCTGCTGGCATTGCGGGCAGCGGACGGTGGGGTCGCCCAGGAGCTGGGCGATCCGCGCCACCGCTGCGTCACGCACGCGCACCCTGGACCGCTTGCTGCTCACTCGGGCACCTCCCTGGGTGCACCGATGGAGCCGGCGGTCTCCCAGCCGCGCCAGGGGAAGCAGCGTCGGCACAGCTCCTGCCGGCGGGCCGAGCCGGCGAGCCGCAGCGGCTGGTGGCCGGTGTCTACGCCGGTGGCTGAGCACAGGCCGCGCCAGTCGGTGAACCGCGAACCGTGCTCGTTGGTCCAGCGGCGGACTTCGGTGACGGCGTGGACGGGGTAGCCGGCGACCGGCGTGTTCGCGCTCACCGGGGGCTCCCGGCGGTGGCAGCCTGGGCGGCCTGGGCGTCACGGAGCATGGCGCAGGCGAAGACGGTCGCGACCGTCTCGCGCGCGAGGTCATGCAGCCCGATGTGGTAGAGGATCCAGAAGGCCTCGGCCGGATCCTCGCCGTTGTCCAGCCCCTCCTTCAGGTCCCGGACGTTTTCGGTCCAGGCCTCGGCGTGTGCCGCCCGGATCTGGTCGACCTCGGCGCGGAAGGCCGGCGTGAACGCGCTCACGACCCCACCACCTGCGGCGGCCGCAGCATGTGCGCGGGTGTGTCCGGGTCCATGCACCAGCAGCCGCAGCCGGGCTCACCGCAGGGGTGGTGGTTGTCCACGTCTTCGTGGCATTCGGGGCAGGGGACGGTGTCACCGGTGAGCGGCTGAGGGTCGCGGATCATCGCACACATCCCGCGGCCTGGGCTTCGCGCAGCAGCGCGAAGGCGAACACAGTCGCCAGCCGGTTGTGTTCGATGTCGCGGCCAGCCAGGTACAGGGTGTAGAACACGGTGGTCGGGTCGGCACCGTCAGCCAGGGTGGCCCGCGCCTGATCGACGCTGTCCGCCCATATCGGCTTCATCGCCGCCTGGTGCTGGTCCAGCTTGGCGCGGTCGCCCGGCTTCACCGCGCACCGCCCGCCGGCTCAGCGGGCAGCATGGGCCCGACTTGCCGCAGCGCCCCCCAGGCGGCACCGTACCGGTACGCCTCGACGGCCTGCGTGACCAGGTATCGCAGGTCCGAGGTCGGCGGCAGGCCGCCGTTGGCCAGCCGCGTCTGAATCTGGGCCAGCTGTGCGGCGGCCTCCTGGATGGCCCGGACGGTGTTGTCCCGCTCGGACCGGACCTCCTGCTCGAAGGCGCGGCGGACCTCCGCCGGTGG